CACTGATTACGAGGCCCGTTGCTCCACTGAACATTGGTGTGGGAAATGGTGATGGCAAGCTAGCAAGTGCCTTAACACTAGCAGGCAACGATAGGGCGTTAATTTCCCCCGCGCCATGCGGCCCATACTAAGACGACTAGGCGTTGCTATTTTACTAACTGAGGAACTATCATGAGTACGAGTCCGCAGCAAGAAGCGCTAACAGCACGCATCGTAGCAGGCATACAGGCCGGCAATATCACACAGCCAATGTTCGACGCGCTGCAAAAAGCAACGACTAGCTTTCAACCGCAAAGTGTATGGGCCGGTAATGTAGCACCGTTAGCCCTTTTAGTAAAAGCCGGTATGTTAGTAACTTCGCCGCCTGATCCGCAGGTAGAGTACAAGATCACGCCAGCAGGCGCGGCGGTATTAGCTAACCATACGATTGTGCCGATAACCAGCTACTAATGGAGAACTCCTAATGGCTAAGGGTATGGGATTCAAAGCGGCTGCTAAGAGCGTAGCCGCTAAAGAAGGTTTACCGATGAAGAACGCCAGCGCGATTATCGCGGCAGGCGCACGGAATGCGAGCAAGAAAGCAAAGCGCGCTAATCCGAATTTGAAGAAAGTGAAAGGATAAGCGGTTTGGTAGTGCGACTTTCGGCGCTACGACTCTTGCAAGGGCAACCGCTAAGTTGTAAGAACCTGCGGAAGTAGGCAGTAATCCTTAGCCAGCACTAGTCGCACTACTAATTTAACCGCACCAATTTACCGCTACGCCATCCTTAATAGCAGAACATAGCTAATGGGACACCGATGGTTATAAAGGGCGTAGTGTTTACTAAAGGAGAAGTACCATGAGCATCGGACTGCTATTGCTTATCTTATTAATCGTTGTGTTACTCGGCGGCCTTAACTTCAATTGGGGCAATGGCCCTAATGGCGCTGTAGGCTTGATTATCCTGATTCTTCTTATTATTCTGCTATTGACAGGTAGGCTTTAGATGCCACGCACGCGCCAGAACTTCATTACGGCCGAGCATAACGCTCACGCACATTACGTGCTAGATGGCATGAAGTTTAATTCGATACAGCAGGTTTACGTAATTGCTTTAGGCAAAGGGTTTAACGGCGCGTACGGAGCCATCGCTAAGCGACTAACACACGGCTGCGACACATGGAAAAAGTTGCTAGAACCAGTAGACACGGCCCGCAGTGAGCAGCGAAAAGAGATACAACGAAAGAAGCACGAAGAAATGCACCGTATCTGTGAAGAACTGGACGCACGTAAAAAGGAATTGGGCTATGCCTACTAAGAATAGCGAGCGGGACTACACGAAAGAATACGCCCGCGATCACGGCAAGCCGCAGGATATTAAAGATAGGGCTGCTAGAAATGCAGCGGTGGCTAAGCTTGGGCGTAAAGGTAAAAGTTCGCAAGACGGTAAGGAAGTAGATCACGTAAGAGGCGTAGGAGCCGGTAACGGGCGCAGTAACTTACAAGTTGTTAAACGCTCCACTAACCGAAGGAAAGCGTAATGAAAGGTATGAAGAAAAAGATGAAAGAAGGTTCAAAGGCCGAGGAAAAGACCGAGAGCAAACCGTTTGAGAAGAAGGAAGATAAGGGTAAAAAGAAGAAGGGTAAGTTTGACTAAGCGCGGCTACGCGCGGGCCTAAGCAGTTAGGCATAGGTGCGGAGAACACCAGACTGCCGAGTAGCTACCGTAAGTAGCCCCCCACACTAGCACAGGAAGCTGCTATGAACACCGATCCCCAGCTACGAATCTCCGACCGACTGCCATGCTATGAGAACCCGCTAGAAACGTGGAAGCGGTATCAAGCGCAGTCGATTCTAGTCGGTGAAGTAGACAAACCCGAAGTACCTACATTATCGCAGGCCGAGGATATTCTCCTTTGGTCGGCAAAGGCGCGTGCGTATGAAAACTGAGCAAGAGAAAAAAGAATACCGCGATGCGTTAATTAAGCAGCGGCTCAAGAAAGGTAGACTCGTGTATGACGCCGACGAGCGGGATGCAACAGGCAAGCGGAAACCAAGAGATTATGGACGCAATGCGTATAAGCGCGCGAAGCGTGAGCTAGAAAAGCAGAAACGGAAAGAGGAAATTGCTGCGAGGGTGCAGCCATGATCCAGCACGCCACGCTTATCATTAACGTGAAGGTGCAAGGGTTACGCGAGAGCGAGAGTATTTGGCTAACAAAGGTGTTGCTACTTCCGTTTGCCCCTGTACCGGGCCATAAGATACAGCTTTGGCGAGAGGATGGAGAAATAAAAGAGCTTGACTTAATTAACCTGAGCTACAGTTTGAAAGATTCCTGCTTCATCGAAGAACAGGAAGATGATTCAGTAAGGGAAGCGTTAGAAGCAGAGGAAGAAGTAGAACTACAGGATACAGTAGCAGAGTACGAAAGCTACGGATTTGTAGTACAAGCGGGCCTGTAGCTTATTGGTTACAAGCGTTCCGCTCATAACGGATTGATTCTGGTTCGATTCCAGACTGGCCCACCACAAAGCAAGGAGAAAACAAATGGGATATTACGTCGAACATTCGTTAGGCTACAACAGGGGCAAAGTAGGCGACCTTATTAGCGTACGCGGTGCGCAGTATTTTATCGGTACATGGAAAGACGTACCAGAAGATAAGGCAGTTATCGTAGTAATGGATAATGGCATGTTTGAGGTGGCAGGATTCGCATACGATGAGAAGGAGTTTAACACATTTCGCAGGCCCGAAGATCGCAGGCCGAAAACGTTTTTGCTGATGGATAGGAAACTAGCCGAAGAACTTTCGGGCTACCCGAAGAAATAACTAAACCCAATCACAGAAAGATAAAGGAGAGCAACATGAAATACTACGCAAGCAAACAGCACTTCAAAACATGCAAACTCGGTGACTGGCAAGACCCGCCAGACAAAAGCTACAAGGAAATAGACTTTCCATTGTACGAGAGGCTGTCTGCGCTTGTGCAAGAGAAAGTCGAAGTCGCTAAACTCGGCGGTAAATCTCCCGGCGAACAGGTAGACGGAATGATCGCGTCGCTTGCACGGGTAGCAGAGATTGAAAAGAAGTACGAGAAAGATTGCTTAAAGCAATCTGCTAGCAAACACGGCTATAAGAACATAGAGGATGGAACGTACGGTACATGGTCTGTAATAGGGGTTGCTAAGAAAGGAAAAACAAAGGAAGAAGAAATAAAGGCACTCGAAAAGATCGAGGCTTTCATGGCAACGCCGGTAGCTATTCCCGCCAAGCAGCTTATCTTAGTGCTTGCATATCTCTACGCAAAGGGCGAGGAAGCCCCAGCAGAATCACGCGGCGTGCTTTTCCGTGCAGTGCAAGAAGAAGGTCGTAAGAGTAGTATCGAGATAGGGGAAGTGGATAATGCGATAGCAGTTAGCAGTGGGTAGAAGCGCGATAGCGCAAGTGCATGGAGAGCAAAGACGTAAAGCGGGCGCATGGACGCGCATAGGAGGTAGAAGATGTTAGAGGTTCTAGTTATTTGTTTAGTCTTACTTGCCCTACACAGCATGTGGGGGCAATCATTAATCCTTAAGGAGCTTAAAAAGATGAGCGCAGAAACAGACCTGATTGCAAGTGAAGTAGCGGCACAGACAACGGTCATTGCATCGGCAGTTGTACTACTTAACGGTATTTCTAAGCAGATTACCGACGCAGTAGCGGCAGCAGAAGCAGGCGACACGGCGGCTCTTACGAAGCTTGCCGCAGACCTGCAAGGCAATACAGACGCACTGGCCGCTGCTGTCGCGGCGAATACCCCTGCGGCTACGCCGCCAGCAGGTCCGTAAGTAAATCAGCTACGCTGCGATATCGCAGCGTAGCTTCCCAAAGGAAGAACTATGGACGCTAAAGAACTAGGTGGTACCCCGACGCTCCGCAATACATGGAGTCGGAGTCCACCCGCACCGAAGGAGACGAGGACGTGAGCGATAACAACTGGCAAGCAGACTCAGACATGATTTTCGCCCAGATCAGTTCAGGCGATTTCAACAACTACGCCGACGCCGAACGGCTGGTGTGCGTGCTGTACGTGCCGGATATGACGATCACGCGCGCAGGTATCAGCGACGCACTGAAACGACTTGAGCGGCACTACAAAGCGAAGGAGCCAACCCATGACCGCTAATGAGGAACTGATTGCTGCCGGAGATTGGCTCGCAACGTGTGCGCAAACTACGGGCGGTGTCGAAGGACAGGACACCGAATTGATGCTGGCCGTTGACCGATGGGTTACAGCAAAAGCAGCCGCACTACAGTCGCAGCAGCCAGCGCCAGACATATCCGCCGAGAACGCGCGGCTGCACAAGAAACATCCTGGCTTGCAGGATCGCATGATGAGCCACCTGAGGTTTCTACCATGAAAAAGCATAAAAAGGAAGACCGCAGCGCAGCGTGGACAATCGTAACGAATGGCGGCAAAAGCCATATCTCCATGTGGTACTGCTATCCAGACATTGACCCGTCTGTAGTGCTTGAGTCGTGGGCAAAGCACATGCGTTCGCTCGGCTATCGTGTTCCAGACGATGCGCAAGCTGTGCGTTATATCGAAAATGCGCTTGATTCATACGGCGTTGGGAGGGGCGGATGAACGCCAATCTTGACGCTTGCCTGCGCCACATCAGCAACGCACGTGAAGACCTCTCTGACTCGGATGCTCGCGCAGAACCGCAGCTCAAAGAGGCTGAATATCGCGCTCGAAAGCTAGGCGAATCGCAGAATGCACTTGTGGCGGCACTTCGCAAGTGCGAGGCAAAACTCGCACACAACATCGAAAATATGCGTATATCCAATTCGGTGACGATTCGCTGCTAGCTGAAATCCGCGACGCACTAGCGGAGGCAGAGGGCGCGCCATGGATGAATCGCCGTGTGGAAGTAGAACAAGTATTACTTGATGCTGCAAACGGTAAACGGCCTTTACCCGACGCTAAAGAATGCCGTAAGCTTGCGATGCGTTTAGGTGATCCGGAATCGAAGCCGTTAAAAACATGATCTACACCAGCGCCCCTACAGTTAAAGCAAGTTCGCAGTGGTGCGCGGAAGCGGATAGCTTGTCTGAAAAATTGCATGCAGTATTAGGCGCTAGATATGGTGACGAAGGACGAATAGATGGCGTTGTGCTAGAACAAATAGGATTAGCAAACACGCTTGTCGTGTTAGGTTCCCCGCATCCCCGCTGCAAAAAGCAAGCGGAGCAAGTACTAGAAGCCTATCTCTTAGACCTTTACGACGTAGCGAAGGAGCTTTGCGATAAGCTAGGCATTGAGTTTGTAGACCTAACGAACATTATTAATAGCCCCACAAGAGCAGCACAACGTAAGCAGCTTTGCAAAACACTACGACACTTGCAATACGGTAGTTGTGATCCTGTCTTGGATTACTTATTTAAAGGATTAAGATTTCTGCTCTGCGAAGAATCCAATAGCATTAAGGCACTCTACGCCGGCAAGAATATCCTTTCCGCATGGAAGCTAGTGGACAGCGACGAAGATGTATACGGAGAGCTAGTGATTAAGCTAACGAATTTGTTGGAGTCTGCATGAACGGCTGCACCGATCTAAGTCTTGAAGGCATACGCGCACACGCGCGAAAGCAGTTAGGACTGGACGAAACAGAAAACGCCATCGCGTCCCGTAAGAATACAAGAATCGTGACGCTTACCGAGGGGCAGTGGGCAGTCGTAGAAAGAGTATTAGCCTTTACAGAGAAGATGAAAGAGATTAACGCCGACGTGGTGGATAGATGAATAGTTCGGGACGTGTTGGAACGGCAGACAAAGCGGCCTTAAAAGCCGCCGGAGAAATCCATGCGGGTTCAAATCCCGCCGTCCCGATACCCGTAAAAGGAGGCCCGTGGAACGGCAAATATATGCCAGCCACACTCCCACCATGTTCACAGTACAAGTCAGGGAAGGAGCGGCAATCACCACCCACAAGTACGTACGGGAAGGCTTACCGGGCAAAGAATTCTGGTTATACGCAGGAACAAATTAGTGACCTAGCACGCCAAAGGAAGAAATGAAAAGCAACGACAAACAAAAAGAGATACAGCCGCTACCGCCTAAGCAGACTGATCGTTATTGGTACGATGAGATAGACACTTATCATGTTGACGCGATGAAGTACTTTCTAGGTAATAGCTTGTATAGGCAAGAAGTGCCTAAAGAACTAATCGCAGATATCCCCAGGTTTATCCGAGAGCACACGTATCAAGCTTGTACCGCTATAGAAGATAGGGATACCCGCTACATGCCGAAGGATGCTCAGGAAGGATACATGCGTAACGCTTTAACTAATGAATTAGTAAACACGCTTAAAAAGCAGATACCTATAGAAGTAGTACAAGACCGGTATAGGCGAGAAACAATCTACAAAACAAAGATCGTCATAATGACGCCGGAAGAATTACAAAATCTCTTAGACGAAGTAGCAGCAAGGAGCGCACCGTGAATTTATTAGAAGTAGTAATAGCGTTCGATGCCACGGTGGGGCTGATTGTCCTTTGCCTAATCTACCAGCTTGCCCACGAACAGGCGCGGCGGTGGAGTATTTGGCTAGAGTACAAGCGTGACCGTGAGTGCGTAGAAATAGCGAGCGATGGTAAACCGTATATTAGTTACGTAAGCGCTAAAAATAAATATACGTACATAGAACGCTTGGAGCGCATCTAGTGCTAGTTCTTACGGCAGCGATAGGCGAAGCAATCCTGATCGGGGAAGCTATCTCCGTGCGTGTCATACAGATATCACCAACACAGGTACGGCTCGCGTTTGAAGCACCGAAAAGCATGAACATTATTAGGGAGAAGTTGAAGCACAAGCTAGAGGCTGACGGCATAGAAGTGTACACCACAAAGGAGATACCAGATGAAACTGCAAGATGAATACAAAGATTACCCAAAGCCTAACATGACGTTGGCGTGGATCGCGCTTGTTTTTACAGCGTTATTGCTCGCCGTGTTACTCGGCATAGGTTTACAGAAGTTTGTACCGGCTGCGCCTATGCCGGGGCCGTTTGGTTTACAGCAGACACCGGAGCAAGTCGTGATGCGGTATCAGAGTTGCAAAGCCCATGCCCCGGCCCACATGGACTGCGTAATGATTCCTATGTTAGTTAGTGACGAGTTTATGAAGGAGCATCAGTGAAGTTAATCACACTCGACGCAGAAACTTTTTACGGTGACGGTTATAGTCTTTCAAACAAAGACATGACGACGGAGAAATATATCCGTGACCCGCGCTTTAAGTGCCACGGCTTCGGTGTAAGCCTAAACTTTGGGCCTGCGAAATGGGTAAGCCACAGGAATGTAGAAGCCGCGTTAGCTAGATTCGATTGGAACGAATGCGCTTTAGTAGGCCATAACTTGCAATTCGACGGAGCTATTTTAGCATGGCACTACGGCATCTATCCCAAGCTTTACATCGACACGCTAGGATTAAGTAGAGCGCTTATAGGCCCGCACCTAGCGCGCCACGGTCTTAAGTACGTCGCAGAGAAACTGTGCGGCATGACTAAGATGGATGACTTATCAAAGGCGTACAATCACAGAGACTTACCAGCGTGGATTGAAGAACGCTTAGCCGACTACACCGTTGGTGAGCCACGCTGGAACGAAAGTAAAGGAATGCTAGAAGCTGGGGACGTAGTACTCACGAACGCGATTGCGAAGAAGCTCTTACCGCACTTCCCGAAAGAAGAACTATCATCGTTGGATTGGACAATTAGAGCATTCACGAACCCGCAGCTTTTCCTAGACGCAGAACTACTAGATCAGTACATACAAGAAGTAAAGCAAAATAAGATCGACGCATTGAATAATGCGGGGCTTACTTCGCGTGATTTACTTATGTCGAACAATAAGTACGCAGAGGCACTGGAAGCATTAAGCGTGACGCCGCCAACGAAGATTAACGCAAAGGGTAAAGTCACCTACGCCTTTGCCAAGACGGACGAAGAACATAAAGCTTTGCTAGAACACGACGATCCAGATGTGCAGGCGTTAGTCGCCGCGAGACTGGAAGTGAAAAGCACGATTGAAGAAACCCGCGCGATCCTGTACCGGGACGCGGCGGGCCGGGGCGCGTGGCCTGTAGGCTATAACTACGCGGGCGCACAGGTTACGCAGCGCTACAGCGGCAACAAGGGCGGCGGGGGCAACCCCATGAACCTCAAACGCGGCGGAACGCTGCGCAGGGCAATCTACGCACCCGAAGGGTACGTCCTCGGTGTAGCCGACTACATGCAGATCGAATGCAGGCTCGTGCTGTGGATGGGTATGCAGATTACCGGGCCAGATGGAGAGGAAGCAAAGGCACTAGAGTTAATGCGACAGGGCCAAGATATCTACGGCTGGTTCGGGTCGAAGATTTACGGGGTAGAGATCACTAAACAAACGCATCCTTTAGAGCGACAGATTGCTAAGTCAGGCTTACTTGGACTAGGCTATGGAATGGGTGCAGCACGCTTCATTGAATACTGCAAGGCGAACGGAATTAACGGCGTCGATGAACAATTCGCTAATAGCATTGTGCGGCTGTATAGAAATACTTTTAAGGGTGTGACGAAGCTTTGGAGACAGGCGAATACGGCGGTGACTGCGATGCTGGATGAACGGCATGACGTAGAACTGCCGATAGCGACTTCGACGCAAAGCCATAGCTTAGTCATTACGACGCACGATCCCTTGTTTGATATGCCTGCGATATTGCTTCCGGGCGGGCTGTGCGTCAAATATCCCGGCTTAGCGAAAGATGTAGAAGGACGGATGACGTACTTGGATGGCGCTAAACCTGTTAAGCTCTTTGGCGGTAAAATCATAGAAAACTGCATAGGCTCCGAAACGGAGGTCTTGACTCTGAACGGTTGGAAGCGTATCATCGAAGTCTCCCCCGAAGATTTGCTGTGGGACGGCTGCGCTTGGGTTCCCCACGATGGGGTAATCGAACAAGGCGAGCAAGACACGATAGACTTCGGCGGTATTTCGATAACGCCAGAACATAAGGTAGATATCAATGAACAGTGGACAGAAGCCAATACCACCACCTATGAGGAAGCAGCGGCGTCTTACCAAAGACATTACCGGCTTCCGTAGCGGCATGTTAGAAGCGATTAGTTACGCCGGTTCGGGTAAAGGTAAATCGCAATGGCTTATACGCTGCGACTGCGGCGTAGAAAAGATAATGGCGGGAACTGAACTAACGAAAGGCAAGATAAAATCTTGTGGGTGCAATCTCAAACAAGGTATATCGGATAGTAATAAAACACATGGTATGTCCCACCATCCTGCGTATGCAGTTTGGCGATCTATGCAGGATAGGTGTCGTCTGCCTACCCACCAAGCTTACGCTAATTACGGCGCAAGAGGCATTTCTGTTTGCGAAAGATGGAGTACTTTTGAGGCTTTTTGGGAGGATATGGCAGAAAAGTACATGCCCGGACTTACGTTAGATAGAGAAGATAATAACGGTAACTATAACAAGAATAACTGTCGTTGGGTATCAAGAAAGATACAGACCGGGAACACACGAAGCAATGTATGGGTCAATACTCCTAAAGGTAGAATGCTACTTAGCGACGCAGCTACGGAATATGGAATTAACCATACCACCCTAAGTTACCGCATCATGGCAGGATGGCCCGAAGATAAATTATTCATAGAACCCGATGTAAGGAACCGATTAGAATGAAAGTCTACGACATACGTAATACAGGCCCAAACCATAGGTTCACTGTGCGCGGCACAGACGGCCAACCCCTTCTGGTATCTAACTGCTGCCAAGCAGTGAGCGCTATTATTTTGAAGCAGCATAAGGCGAAGTTAAATAAGCTCTACCCGGTCGTAATGACGACGTACGATGAAATGGTTTCGTTAGTACCAGAGAACGAAGAAGATTTGTACCTTGACGCAGCAATAGGGATTATGTCTACGACACCAGATTATTTACCGGGGCTACCGCTAGGCGTAGAGTGCAGTACGGCTATAAGGTACGGCGATGCTAAATAGAATAGCTGAATTACTAGGCCGTAGACGCATCGTACTTATAGATCACGACGGCGAAGAAACTAAGCGATGGGCTAAACCTACCGTAAGTTTAGTGCTAGGCGTGTATAAGTGCTATAGATGGCGTTTACCTGCGTCGGGTAGGTGTATATTGTACCCCGACGGTTCTGTAGAAGGGCCGAGTTACGTAGAAAAGTGGTATAAACTTTAAGGGAGTGTAACATGACGACACCAACTACAAAGGAAGTAGCGGAAAAATTCAAGTGTGCCGATGACGAATCGGTAGAGCAGTTTAATAGTTGCGAACAAACTATAGAACAGATAATATCTTTTGTGTTGTGGCGTACTAGCAATCTTGGGAGTTATCTGTTAGTGGCGTACCGACGCATAGCCGAACTAGAAGAACGCATTGCGAAACTAGAGGGAGATACGAAGTGACCGAAGAACAGAGTACTAAAGCAATGACCATTGCAGAGCGAATGGCAGCGGCGGTAGCGAAGAAACTACCCAAGCACAAGCCCTACGTACGCAGATACGAGAGTGGCGACACGGGGTACATAGAGATTGCCATGCGACCAGAGGGTATCTCTGCAAGCAGTCGAGAATTGACTACGGCGTATAGCGATGAATTCTTTTTGAGCGCCACGAAAGAGAATATTAACGAGAAGGCTACAAGAATCTTTAAAGATTTCAAGTTGCTGCTTACAGGCGTTAGTTAATGGACGACGCCACACTTAACAGAGTGCTTACCATCTGCTGTGCTTTACAGAAGGCGTGCAAGGGGCAGGTGATATCCATGCAGCGACAGCCGCTCAACAGTGAGCGCGTGTTGTTTACGTTCAAACTGGACGAAGGCGGTACGGAGTTTGCTAATACGTGTTATTCCGAAGGGTACTTTGACGAGGACACAGCAGACTTGAAGCACTTGGGACAACGGATTTATTTTGAGTTAACAAACAGGTTTGAGAGCAAGATGAAATCAACCAAAGGAAGGAGATAGTTATGGAACTTAAGCGCGTCATGTTAGCCACAGCAGTAAAAGATTTAGCTACGCTCAAGTACCCGCTGCTAGCGAGCGTAAAGATTGATGGGATCAGGGCGACGAATGTAAAAGGCAGGCTTCTAAGCAGGAGTATGAAGGAAATACCAAACGACTACACTGCATGTTGCTTCGGAGGCCCGCGCTTTCATGGCTTAGACGGCGAACTAGTCGTAGGTAATGCGTACGATAAAAACCTAATGCAGCAAACGACGAGCGGGGTTATGTCCGTAGGCGACGAACCGGACGTGAAGTGGTATATCTTTGACAAGTGGGACGAACCCGGCCCATTCCATGCGCGAGCGCAGGTAGCTAGACTAGCCGCGACAGTTAATGCGCAGGCGGGTACGCCGATGGTGTGGGTGCCGCAACGCCGCATCGACAATCTCAACGAACTTAAAGCTTTTGAAGAAGAAAGCGTAGGCTTAGGCTACGAAGGCATCATGCTCCGCGATCCGAACGGGCCGTATAAGCAGAACCGCAGTACCTTAAAAGAAGGCTACTTGCTAAAAGTAAAACGGTTTGAAGATGGAGAAGCTATCGTGCTTGATACTATTGAACAGGAGACGAATACCAATGAAGCGACAACAGATGAACGCGGTTTTACCAAGCGTAGTAGTCACCAAGCAGGTAAGACTCAAGCAGGCACACTCGGCGCTTTGTCCGTTAGAGACTTGGTTAGCGGAGTTGAATTCTCAATTGGCACGGGATTCTCCGCAGAGCAAAGAGCGAACTTATGGGAAGGCCGTAAATACCTCGTTGGGAAAATAGTAAAGTACAAGCACTTTCCAGTAGGAGTTAAGAACGCTCCGCGTTTTCCAGTGTTTCTAGGTTTTCGAGATAGGAGAGATATGTAATGGTTAGCTTTTCGACATTATGCTTTTACGTAGGTTGGCTATTAGTAGGGCCGTCATCGGATATTACATAGGCAAAGGAGAAACGAAGTGAGTGATTCCAAGATCGTTATGCCGCCAGAGAAGCACGTCATTAAACCCGACGGAGAAAATAAACCCGACGGAGAAAAAGCGAACGGTACAGGAAAGCCCAACGTCGTACCAATCATGCCGCCGTTGTCGCCGGAAGATGAAGCGAATGCTAGGCGACAAGCAAAAGCCGCACATACCTATGACATAGGGAATCAGGTATTGAGTTTCCTTGTATCGAATACTGAAACGCCGGTAGAGGCAATGGGTGTGCTAGTGATGTTGCAAACGCGGTTAGCTATGGGGCTGAACAGTGACCTGTGGCGGAATGATATGGCGGGTAGTGACCTACCGCCGAGAGGCGTAGGCTAATGGCGGATTTTTGCAGGCAGTGCAGCGAGAAAGTCTTTGGGCAGGATTACGGTGACATGCGCGGATTATGCGATCCGGGGTATTTAGTTGTCGTACTCTGCGAAGGGTGCGGAGCAGTACAGGTAGACCATGAAGGCCGCTGCGTGAGTGAAGATTGCTTAGAAAAGCATGGAGAAAAGAATGCACAAGATTAACTGGCTACGCCGGGATGGAATGCTACCATTGCCGCACCATTGCTTGATATGGGATGAAAAGACGTTCCATGCGGAGCTTAAACGCCTTAACGTAAAAGAGTACGTAGAACCGTTGGCTACGAAAAAAGCAAACTCCACGTTACATATTCTAGAAAACTCAGAAGGCGAGACTTTATGTATCGTATTCTGCCCTAGAAAGCATTTACTAGAAGTATCCATCGCGCAGATGTGCGGTTTGCTTACGCACGAAGCAACGCATATTTGGCAGCAGTACGTAATAGAGATTAACGAGAAAGCTCCGTGCCATGAACTAGAGGCGTACTGCGTCCAGCGTATCGCACAGAACTTGATTTGGCAGGCTTTGCGGCTTAGGAAAGTCCAGTGAAGTCTGTTATACCGTGGAGCTTTAGTAGCTACAATCACTACCAGACTTGCCCACGGCAGTTTTACGAAACGAAGATTGCGCAGAACTTCGTAGAGGAACCTACGGTACATACCGTATGGGGCAAGGAAGTCCATTCCGCCTTAGAACAAAGAGCCTTAACAGGTGCAGAACTGCCGCATAGCATGGATCGTTTCAAACATGTAGCAGATCGCATTATCGGAGCGCCTGGAGATACGTATGTAGAGTTGGAATTAGCAGTAGACGTGAACCTAATACCCGTAGAATTTAACGATCCGAACGCTTGGTGTCGTGGTATCGGGGACTTAATCAAAGTTAACGGACATGCTGCATTAGCAAACGACTGGAAAACAGGTAAGCGCAAACCTGCCTCCTTGCAGCTTGACTTAATGGGAGTACTGGTGTTCGCTACATTCCCAGCGGTAGAGAAAGTCATCACGCTTTTTACATGGTTTCAGGAACCAAGTAAGCCAACGAGTAAGATCATCCAAAGAGCGGATATCCCAAAGACGATGGATCAATTTGCTAAGGGCGTAGCCGACATGCAATGGAGCGAAGAAAATAATGTGTGGCCTGAGAAGCCTAGTGGGTTATGTCGCGGGTACTGCGCCGTAAAAACATGCAAATATTGGCAGCCTAAGAGGAATAGATAATGGAACCGCTCACCGAAGAACAAATTACCGCAGCGGTAAAAGTAGTCCAGTTACTTATGGAAGCTGGCGTACCCGCCGCAATTCTTAAAGCGCAAACCTGTAAGTATGTAGCTATGCAGGAAAAAGATATGCCCACCATTTCTAGGGTTACTATATCTACGCTTAATACGAGAGGCGAGTGCGTGCTATACCGAGTAGAAAGTACCGTTCTTACGGTAGAACAAATCATGGCAATGGAGCCAGTTGTTATTGAAAGCAGGGAATTACGCGGCAACGGCGACACTCTAACGTTATCGTTAGGTTAAAAGGAGTAGGTAAATGTTTATCTCAACAGCAAATCTCTACGCAGATCGGATCACCCTTGCTCTTAAGGGGCTAGGCTATCAAGCTGAAAAGGTCGTCGTTGACGTATGGCAAGATGAAGTGATATGTACCATCGGACTCCGCTTTACATACAAAGACCTGCGACCGCAGCGCCCGATAGATAACTTCAATGACGTAGTGACGTTCGACGTGCAATTTGACGTAGAAGTATCGGGATCGCCTGCGGCGGACGCCATGAAGTACAAGAACGAAGCGGATTATCTGTTTGCGAAGTGGGAAGTAGTACATGCGTAACAACGAGAAGGAGCCACAGCTATGACTAATGATGAATTTAGTGGCTTAATGGGTAAGCGCAAGGAAGAATGGGATGCGCTGGAAGAAGCTACCAAGCAGAATAACCGGCTTAGGCAAACTGCACCTGTAGACGATGACTTCCCACAAGTGCTTAGCCATTATGAAGCATCTATGCGCCGCTTGGCTAGAGCGATGAAAGACATGGGGAGAAGTATCTAATGTACCATCTGACCTTTGAAGAACTACGCAAAGCTAATTTAGCTAAACTACCGCTATTCAAGAATAGCAAGGGGGATATAGCGCACCCTACTGGCGATATAAACGATTGGACTCCTTCGCAGTGGCTACAAGCCGTAGTAGGAGAATTAGGTGAGTACGCTAACTTTCGTAAAAAGTTTGAGCGTGGAGATATAGACGTATTTGAATTTACGAAGAATGCGGCTAAAGAATTAGCAGACACACAGATATACCTTGACTTACTTGCAGCTAGACTGAATATAGATTTAGGTGGCGCTACGATAATGAAGTATAATGAAGTAAGCCGTAGGATTGGGCATCCCGAATTGAGAATCGGTGACGATGATGCGTAGAACCTACGAAAAAGAAGAACACGTTAAGCAAGATGTAAAAGAGGTTCTGAAAGAACTAGGGATTCTTTACCATATGCCTAGACCCTTCGGAATGGTAGGCGTCGCAGATTTTGTGTGCTGTTACGAAGGTATGTATGTAGAGATAGAAACAAAATTTGGGTACAACAAGCAAACCGACATGCAGAAAGCATGGGAAGCTAAAGTGACGAGGCACAAAGGAATCTATATGGTAATAGACGAAACAAATGTAGGACAATTAAGCGAGTACTTGCTGGAACTTCATGTTAGCTCGTAACGGCGCTTTACTTATGTCCCTAGCAGACTCCGCACCTGTCTTAGCGGTGTTGCCGACTGCGAAGCTACTTCACTTCAAGGGGCATCAGTTAGTCGCGGTGAAGCATACGTTAGAAGCCGCGAAGGTTCTACGGAACTTAGGATTAAACGCACCGAGTCCGTTACTCTATGACGGCTTTACATTCAGCGGCAGATACACGCCGATGGCGCACCAAGTCACGACAGCAGAGTTTTTAACGCTGCACCGTAGGTGTTTCTGCTTCAATGCCATGCGGACAGGAAAATCGTCGGCGGCTTTATGGGCGACGGATTACTTAAAGAAACGAGGCTTCCTCAAAAAAATTCTAGTTATCTGTCCGCTGAGCGTGATGAACGTATGGGCAAAAGAAGCTTTCGGTACGACGCCGCATATTAGCGTTACTTCGTTAATCGGCAAGCGAGAGAAGCGTATCGAGCTACTGAAATCCGCTACAGAGATAGCTGTGATTAACTTCGATGGTGTGGTTACTATTAACGAAGAACTGCTCAAGTGGAAACCAGACCTGATTATCGTAGACGAAGCATCGGCGTATTGCAATCCGCAGAACAAGAGATACAAGAAACTAAAGACCCTAATTCAGGCGGATACGCGGTTGTGGCTGCTTACAGGAACACCAGCGCCCAACGCGCCTACAGATGCCTACGGTTTAATTAAGCTTGTCTGCCCGGAGAGTATCCCGGCTAGCTTCCGGCTCTTTCAGGAAACTATGATGCGGCCTTGCGGCCCGTACAAGTGGGTGCCGAGACTAGGTGCGACCGAGCGCGTCATGGAACTGATGCAGCCTGCGATACGGTTCACAAAAGAAGAATGTCTAGACCTACCGCCGATTACATACAACGAACGCCAGTGTACCATGTCTCACGAACAGAAGCGTGTGTTCGATGCGGTGAAAGCAAAGATGCGGCATGAAGATGAGGACGTGGAGATAAGCGCAGGGAACGCGGCTGTGAAGTTAATCAAGCTACAGCAGATCATGTGCGGGGTAGTAAAAGATGACTCAGGTAGTGCAGTATTTCTAAACCCGAAGTCTCGACTAGAGATTCTAGATGAACTAATAGAGGGTGCAGAAGGCAAGGTCATTATCTTTGCGCCGTTCAAGTTTGCTATGCAGATGATTGTGAATCATTTAAGTGCTAAGCACACAGTAGAGCTAGTCAACGGAGATGTAAGTAAGGCAAACCGCGATGATATCTTTACAAGGTTTCAGACTTCGACCGATCCACAGGTCTTGGTAGCTCACCCAAAGGTAGCTGCTCACGGCCTGGACCTATCCGCCGCTGACGTGATTATCTGGTACGCACCGATCTTTTCTATTGAGCAATACGAACAAGCGAACGCGCGAGCCGATGGGCCTAACCAAACTAGACCTATATCTATTTACCATATTTATTGCCACCCTGTTGAGTCGCAGATTTATAAAGTACTGCAAACGAAATCCTCTTTGCAGGGGCAACTACTGAGCCTGTATTCTGCCGCGATTGCTTGATACTGCTTGACTTCCGGGCATTTGTAGCAGATTCTACTTGTTCGGAATACACCCTAAAACCGCCATAAAGGAAGTGAATTTATGACGCAGGTAAACGTGGAAAGTATCATCGAAGCGTACGTGAAACTACGCGACTCACGCAGCACCTTAGCGGCCGCGTACAAAGAGCAAGATGAAGCACTGAAAGCGAAGTTAGATCGTCTAGCAGCATGGCTGCTAGCTAAGATGAAGGAAGATAACGCAACGCAGTTAGGATCAGAAAGCGGTACTGCATATCAACAGACCCGGCTCAAGGGTAACTGCTCTGACTGGCCGACGCTATGGGAGTACATGGCAGAATCGCGTAGGTTCGATCTGCTAGAGAAACGGCTATCCATTAAAGCCGTACAAGAAATATACGATGAAACAGGCGAACTCCCGCCGGGAGTGAACATATCGCCTGAGCTTACTGTAGTAGTCCGTCGTAGTTAAGAACCTCGTAACTAGAATACCCTTCATCCGAAGGGCGGTATCCATTTCTTTAAGGAGCGAACGTGGACACCAGCCGCAAAGAAGTTATCCAGCTTTCTTATGGAGATATGCTTGCTTACTTATCTGATCCCGAAACGCGAATAAGGGATACGCGGATACTAGAAATCTTCGAGGAATTCAGAGAAGTACTGCAAGTACTTGGCAGTGACGATAAAATCCGCGAAACAAGTACAAACGCTATCGTTAGTCTGTTAGACTTATTTAAAGCGCAATACCGAAACAACGAACGTAATAACCCTGCCGTATATGGCTTACTAGATTAAGGAGCTATCATGTCGAATGAATTAACCTTCAACCCCAGCGGCCCAGCAAATCTACCAGCGCATATTACTGGCGTAGACTTGGGCGTAACGAAAGAACTGATGGCTGCCATGTTTCAAGGCGGCAACAGGATTGGCTTAAAAGGTAGTCGCTTCCGCTTAGTGGTAAACGGTAAAGAGGAAGGTGTGTTCGATGAAAACTACCTTGACGTAATTATCTTGGGTGCGGCCCCAGCAGTGAGCCGTATGTACTACGAAGGAACGTACAAGCAAGGCGATCAAGCTTCCCCCGCGTGCTATTCCGCAGATGGTATTACGCCAGCAATGGACGTGAAATCGAAACAGGATGACAAGTGCATGACGTGTCCACAGAACGTGAAGGGCAGTAAAAACGTAGACGGTAATCTGTATAAGGCTTGCGGTTACTTCCGTAGAGTTGTTGTGATGCTTGCAGGTGATGTAGACGAACGCCGCGTGTTCAAGTTAGAAGTACGCGCAGGCGGTTTGTTTGGTGATGGTACGTCGGACGGTAAGAAGCAAAACCTTAACGACTACATTAAGATGGTCGGTAATCGTGGTATCGACGTTGCGATGCTAGCAACGCGGATTAGTTTCGATACGAACTCGTCTGTGCCTAAGTTACTGTTTGAGCCGAACCGTTATATCAGTGCGGAAGAACTGGAAGCAGTGCGTGAGTTAGTGGCGTCGGACGAAGTAAAGAACCTGAAAGAAGTGACGATGGCAACGGTAGACTTGTCGCATGAAGTCGCAGCGGACGAAACCCCGGCAGCGGAAGCCCCGCAGCAGCCCGCAGCGGCTCAGCGTCCGGCCCCGCAGCAACCGTCCCGACCGGCCCCACAGCGTCCACAGACGACGGCTCAGCAGCCCGCAAGGCCCGATTCTGCGCCACAGCGGCCTACCCCGGCAGCCCCAACGCCGATCCGCAAGAACGTACCAGTGCCAGCCGCAACGGAAGTGGCGGATGATGCCGCGCTAGAGGATATCCTGAACGGATTGACCTGATGCTAAACCTAGCCGATAGAATTAAAGAAACGCTTAAGCGCGCACAATTAAACGTGCGCGCGTTATCGGCTGTCACCGAACTTCATTACACTACAATCTATATCATCATCCGTAAAGGAGAAGATGCGAAGCCATACAAGATGGTAAGTAACATACTTATAAATGCGTTGGACACAATTGATAAGTTAATAGAGGATAAGTTACTTCCTTTGCAGGAAGGGCTTACGCAAGACACAAAAAACGAAACTCTTAAAACAATGTTTGCCAAGTACCAATAAGGGCCAATGTGCAGACACAACGCGAATTCTTTGAACGAGTGCTATCCACCGAAGGGAAGCCTTGCCTCGCGTGGCTAATACCTGCGAAGCCAAAATCGTACTTTACGCATAGGGTATTCAATAACGTAGACGAATTGTGTAAATTCCTGCCTAAAATAGCCTACACTAAATACAATTTTTACTTTGGGGTATCCACACTCAAAGAAGCCTCCGTAGTCGTGAACAGTAAACCCCGCGTTAGGGTGCAAAGTAATTCGTGTAGTACTAGAGCTTTCGTACTTGATGTAGACGTGCGCCCCGGTAAACCGAATCACTACGCTACGAAAGAAGAAGCCTTAATAGGCGTAAACAACGTAGCGAAAGCGTTTAACTTGCCCGACCCTATTATTGTCGATAGCGGCTTCGGCTTGCATGTCTATTGGCCGATGGCAGCGGGCATACCGTCCGATAAATGGATGGAAGCAGCGGGTCGCTTTAAGCGCGTCATACCGCTAATAGAACCACGAGTCGTAGCGGATGGATCGCGCGTAGCAGATAGTGCAGGCGTATTGCGCATCCCCGCATCCTTCAACCTTAAGAACGGTGAACTAACCCCAGTTAGCATTATCCAGTGGTCGGATGACGTAGTAGACTTCGGAGAGTTTTACGCTAAGCTAACTGCCCTTACTGGCGCTAGTATAGAGGAACCTGCGGGACTATCCGGGGTTAAACCTACAGAAGCGATGCAGTCTGCGCCTGTAGATATCTCGCTCGTAGCGCGTAACTGCAATTGGGTTAAAGAATACCTAACGCACTCGGAAACAGCAGGCGAACCGGAATGGTACGCTATGCTAGGACTTGTGCCGCATCTATTCCATACGAGTAGCGACGGTACGGAAGTATCAGGCGTTGCGCTTGCGCACGCATTATCTAGTAAGCATCCAGACTATAGCGGCGAAGAAACCTACGCGAAGTACCAGCAGGTACGCGAGGCGCAGAACGGCCCTACCACCTGCGAGCGCTTCCGTGGGATTGATCCGGCACGTTGCGAGGGATGCCCGTTCGCTGCTACTGTCAAGTCGCCTATCCATACGTCTACGCTGGCACGCGAAAGAACAGATATAGAAGTACGTGATATAGAAGTTAAGGACGAAGAAGGTAACGTAGAAATAGAACGTGTCAGCATACCGATACCGCCTACTCCTTACTTCCGTGGGGAAAACGGCGGAGTCTACATGCACAAGAAGCAAAAAGATGCCGTCAGCGGGGAATGGACGGAAGTAATTGAAAAGGTATATGAATACGATATGTATCCCACCCGCCGGTTCCGTACCGAAAGCCTTGAGAACGAGGGTATGGAGATTCACCTATGGCTTCCGAAAGATGGGCTTCGCAAGTTTAGACTGCCCAACGAACTGTTAGCGGACAATAAATCCCTCAACAGGTTTATGAATACAAAAGGGGTTGTGCCTGATTATGGGAAGTCTGCCTCAGTATCTAAGTACATGGTAGACTACGTAATTTACTTACAAAAACATAAGGCCGCAGAAGTGGAATACTCACATTTTGGTTGGCGTGAAATCAATACAGCTACGCCTAAGTTTGTAGTATCTGATGGGTACTATGACTGCGAGGGAAACTTGCAGCCGGGATCGGTTGCCGATCATCTTAAAACTAAAAGCGGCGATGATGAAAAAGCACTGCCCCCCATAACGTGCGTAGAAACAAAAGGCACGCTAGAGGATTGGAAAAAAGGGTTTGCGGTCTACGAAAAAATGCCGGATTCAGACCCCTACATTCTTGCGGCCCTAACAGGTTTCGCAGCAGCGTTGTTTGGGTTTACTGAATACAATGGTATGCTTTATAACATGATGGGCGATAGAGGCGCAGGTAAGTCTACAGCGCTGAAAGTAATGTCTAGTGTTTTTGGGATACCGGCAGAAAGTAGGCTTCGTACAGACGACACCGTTATATCATCGTTCAATACAATAGGATACCTAAATAGCGTAGCTGTTGCGTTCGACGAAATAACCAATATGGAGCCGAAAAACATATCCGACTTTGTTCTAGCTTTCACAGGCGGGCGCGGTAAAACACGCGCGAATCAGGACGGACAAAACAAAGTCAACGAAACAACATGGGGTACAGTTGTTGTCTGTACCAGTAACACTAGTGTACTTGATAAGTATACCGCGAATCGTAAAGGGTACGGTGCCGAAGGCTCTAGGACATTTGAAGTGAATGTAATCCCGGCAGACGCAAAATGGAAAGCACACGTAGACGCCTGCATATCCTTGCTGCGAAATAACTACGGACATGCCGGTAGAGAATTTGTAAAGTACCTACTTCCCCGTGCTGCCGCCATTCGCAACGCCCTTGCGCGTACGATAGTCGCTCTAGATAAAAAAGCAGGGTTTCGGCCTTACGAGCGGTTTTGTTGTGCGTACTTGGCGTGTGTACTGGTAGCCGGAAAGATTAGCAGGGACATACTTCACCTGCATAACTACGATGCAGAGGCACTAGTAATGCGCATCCTTAACATAGAACTACCTAAAGTGCGCGAGCAAATAGCCGCATCAGCATCCGATCCAGTATCGTGCTTGGGCGAATTCTTCAATGCGAATCTGTCGTCACTGCTACGTATGAATAACGGCTTAGTAGACTTGGGAGCCATGAACGGTAATATGCACTCTATTAAGGCACGTCTTGATTACGTGAATGGCAGTCCTACATTCGCCCATGTGTCTATCTCGGCAGTACGCGACTATTGTAGAACGCACAATATAGACCCATCATGGATGCGACAGGGATTATTAAAGGACGGTATTATTGTAAGAGATAACCAGCAATTCCGGTTAACCACAGGCACACAGCTACCAGCAGTGAACTGCCGATGCTGGAAGATCGACATGAACAATCCGAAGTTAGCGCATTTAGTGATTGAAGATACAGACGAACCGAATGCTGCGGCGGGGTGAGTTGGCCCTACCCCGCCTTTGGGCTAGCCTAATAAGCTAGCCCTTTTTTTATTGTGTCGCTTCTAGTACTTTACGTAATGTACTATCGTACTGCTTACGTAGTATCGCTTTACGCTCGTCGCTTAGCATCTTATCTTTCCGCATAGCGGATAAGTCTTTATAGTATTTCATCTGCGCCGAATTAAGTTTATCGTACGCATCAAGCCCCTGCTTAAATTCCGGGTCTGAGTTTTTCACTTGATCCGCTTTTGCTTTCGCTTCTTCCTTACTCGCCCCATCCGCTTCTGCCCGCGCAATAAGAGTATTGTACCGTTGCCCGTTATCCTGCAAATCTTCTATCGTGGAATGCAGTTTCCTGCTTAGATAGAACTGCTCGTCATTACTGATTGCCTTGCTAAGCAATCCTGTATCTATTGGCTGTTCGCCCTGATCCAAGAATGGACGATCACTTACCGCTGCACGTATAATGCTATTCACCATCGAACCGCCATACGCCTGCGCAATATAGCGCACGTCCTCGGGGAATACGTCGTAGTGTGCGGTATTGTGCATCCAGCGAGCGATATCTTTAAACTCCTGCGGGGTATTCTTCATACCTTGTTCCGACATAGGTAGCTTCGGATCATAGTGCTCCGTATGGATCGGTAGTCCAAATGCGTTGACATTCGCATTCATTTCCGCAGGCGGTGACGCTAACGTAGGAGTTAAGCCTAACGCCGACGCTGCTATGATCTGCATAGGGGAATGCCCTGCAACGCGCCCCGGCTGCAACGGGCGCGGCGTATTACGGCGTAGCGTTTCCTTGTATGCGTCTACCGCTTCCTTGAACGTCATGTGTCCGTGCATGACCGCCCCGGCCAATATACCGGGGGCTAGCATCATCTGTGGCAAGCCCTGCCCGATGGGTATTTTAATCACCTTATCCCCAATTGGCATAACGAATTGCTGCGTTAGTGTATCAGGCGCGATTTTCGCCATACGGTCTTTGCCGTCCTCATCTTTACCCAACAACGCATTCATTAGTGGGTATGCGATTCCTGCGCCTACGGCCCCTAAGAACCCCTGCCACTTACCGAATTTAACGTAATCGAACTTACCTTCGGGGCTAACAAATGCGCGACGTGCAGCATCCAGCGACGTAAGACCTGTGCGACTAAACGCGAACAGACTATTCATCGTACCGCTCCACCGTCCTGCGGTAGAGTAATCCAGTGTTGCGCGCACGTCTGCCGCCGCCTGTGTCGGTTCTACTCCTGAGTCTACTAGGGTCTTATATGATCCTGCGCGAGTAAACGTATCCAACGCCGAAAGATAAGCGCCTGAGTATTTTACTATACGCTGCCATACTGCTTCTGGAAATTGCTTTATCGCACTTAGTTTCGTATAGTCGATATCGGAGAACTTATTTAAAAACAACCGTTCTGCATTACTCTGGTTAAAGCCTAACGTATGTCCTATACGCCCGCCATGTGCTTCGTAGTCCGCTACCCATGCGGCGGGGGAATTAGGATTCTGTGCGGCGTATTCTTTTAGTGCGGCTAAGTCTCCCATCATGCGCGCGGGGATGCTGCGTATGGCCCCAAGCATCTTGATATTGTTTACCGTATTCTTCGCTATGAACGCTGCGCCCTGTAATGGGTTATCGAACTTCGCCGTAGCAAGCAACAACGGCGTAAATGTCCACTGGCGCGGGAACTGCACTAAGGTATCCCACGGTATATTCACTGAGGTAGCAATGCGCGCAAATGCGTTGGTAGCTGCGCCAATCGCCCTCACTGGCGCTACGGGTACGACTGTCTGAGACTGCAAAACAAGTCCGCGTAATAGCTGGCTATCTGCGTGTAGCCCCATAACGTAGTGCGTATCGCCGTCATTATAAACTACATCGTACCGGCCAACTGGTAGGGTCGGCGTTTCCGTACCGGCTTCATCGGTAAACCCTCTAGCCAAGTTACCTTTATATACGCTTATTTTACCAGACGCATTACGTAGGTCTAGTAGCTGTTGCTTAAGCGGCTTTGCTTTCTCTGCATACTCTGCTTGCGTCATAGTCCCGGCATTGCGCGCAGCGCGCAACTTATCCAGCTTCGGCTGTAGCTCGTCTATTCTATCGTTCGCATCCAGCATCGCATTATAAATAGTTTCCGTAACCGGGTGCATCGCTTGCCGTTCGCCAGCGCGGTGCATATCCATAATCAGCCGATAGAATGGCTTTTCCGCTTCCGACTTGCGGCCTTCTGCTATCTGTATCTGCTCGGAATATCGACGGGTGTTAATGCCTTGCGATATGATATCTTGGTTCTGGTTATCGCGTACGCCGTCTGGCGGCCCTTTCAATGGTACATACCACTTGTCGCCTACAGAGTCCCGTAGACGTATATCTTCTTGCGATAATTCGCCGGATGCGATTCTGCGCTGCGTCGTACGGTCACGTACGGGCTGCATCATATCGTTCAATGGCTTTAAGCTTTTCTCGTCCATGCCCTTCTTAGCGAGTGTGCTAAGAGTCGCTTCTAGTTTATCTACCGGCACGCCGTTCTTTATCATGTACTCACGTTCTGGTGTAGCCGCGTACTTCTCCGCGATCCTATTTTGTGCAATACGCTTCGCTTCGGGGCTTGTCTTGTTGTCTAGCAAGTCCTCTAGTAGTCCCTGCCTAACAACTTCTTGGCCTTCTTTTAATGGTACATCGCGCGTCCATAAGTAATGGGCATGATCCAACCACATTCTCGCCCTGAACCAATCGTTCACGTCATTCATGTACTCTTGCGGCGTGCCGTGTGTTTTAGCGTATTCGCCATGCACGAAGTTATTTAGCGGGTTGTATACCTCGGCGTCGTCGATATAATTATGCTCTAGCTTTAGACCCTCGTAGTTATAGAACCGACTAAATATGTTGTTACTATCGGTTACTTTCACTCCGCCGCGTGTAAGTGCATACATAGTCTGCGCGATACCTTCGCGCTTATTGGCTAGATATTCCACTACCTTCTGTACGTTGCCGACTGCGGAGCGGTTCAAGATAGGCTCAGACTTTTGTTCCTTGTTTAATTCCTCTACGTCCTTATCGGTGTATTCACTAGGGTCTTTATTTTCTAGGCTGGCCTGTGAAGCCTCAGACTTATTAAGTTGCCGCGTAGAAAGCGCTTCGCCTTCGGAAGCGGTTAAGCTCTTAAGCCCTTTGTAAACAGCGGAATCGCTATCCAGTCCTAAAACGGCTTTTGCGTGTTCTGTATACTCTTGTATCCAATTACGCGCTTTGCCGATCCACGAACCCGCCTCGTGGTTGCGGCGTAAGATGCCCGAGCCTGTTTCCGCCCAGTACTCGGAAGGATCGAGATACTTATACTCTTTCGGATCAACAGATTTATTAGTTATAAACTCTAAAGCTGCTTTACGGTTTTCCTCCGTAGGATGGATTAGGTTCGTACGCACCGCATCTAGATAACCTTTCAAGGCTTCGTTATTGGTGGTCTCCGCCTGTTTCTGCTTATTTAGCAGCCGCGCGGTGTACTCCGCACGTATGCGTTCCTGAATATCCGGGGGTAGCATCTTCTCTGTATGGTGCAGTATCTCGTGAATAATAGTACGCACTCCTACCCCACTTTTAGCAATGAACGCTAAAGCGCGGTCAGGAATATACCTGCCCGCTTCGGACATATGTTTCAGCCCTATACCTAAACCTTTCGCTAGGTTCGGGTTATTCTTAAGTAACCACTGCGCCATGCGGATAGCAGGCTTTGAGCCTTCGTCGCTATTCCGTTCCATACGGTAAAGACGGGATTGTACCCCCTCGCTACCGCGCTGGTTTTCGGCCTGTGCTTCTTCGCGTAGTTCGCGTATCTGCGTACGCGCATCTTCGTAGGTTAGTATCCCCGCTCTAGCGCGCTCGTTGATATCGTCTATCTTAGATTGAATATGTTGCGGAGTCGGCTCGTTGCTTAATTCTTCCCCTAGTTCTTCCTCTTTTGCAAATCGCAACTCCATTGGTTGTGTTACATCACTTACTTCCGACGCTTCACGCGGGGCAAGATTTTCGTCGGCATCTAGTCCTTCTTTACCTCTAGCTGCTTCTTCGTCTAACGCACGTATTTGAGCTTTGGACTGCTCGCGCGGAGAAACGTAATCTTCTTGTGCGAGTTTCTTAATTGCTTTAGTTAACGACTTATCAAAGGCGTGTTCTGCCAGTACGTCATTAAGTGCTTCATGATTGCCTTGTTGTGCCGTTTCCACTGCGCGTATAAGATCGCCCGCCTGCTTCGGAGTTAAGTTTTCGTCTTTCGTAATCAGCGCAAGTTTATTTTTTAGGCTTACCTTTTCCTGTTGCGCCTCCGCTTTTGGTGCGGAGGCTTCCGTTTTTGGGGGCGTAGGTTTCTCCGCTGGCTTCCCTTTCGTTCCTTGAAACTCCTTATCCATTGCATCAGCCGCTTCCTGTACGCTCATTTTCCCTATGGCTTCGTCTGTATGTCCGTAGCCTTTCAGAACGCCTGCGATCATCTTGGCCTTAGCGATTGTCTCAGAATCGCTCTTAGTTAACCCTTTACCCTTCTTTGCGAGCAAGTCAGACATTTTCGGGCTGGTATCTGCGGGCTTCGGTGCTTCGGACGCAGTGACACCTTTCTTGGTAAGTAAGCCGCCATGCGCTTGTTTCGTCGTCAGTACGTTACTAGGCTTCGTCTTAACTAAAGGCTTAGATGCTATTTCTTGTTCCTGCTTAAACGCATCTTGAAGCTGTTGTTCGCGTTGATCCGGCGAATTAAATTCTCCTTTCCGCCAGCGTGTTCGTAATTCTTGGAAGTACGGTAAGTTACCCCTATTCAGGTTCTCCGTGAAATTCTGGAAATACTGCTGCGCTATAGGCTTAAACTTCTCGGCGGCATCCGCTGCATCCGCCGCCTTGTTAATCGCTTCCTGCCTCGCAAGCTGCGCTTTCGTTCCTTTCCTAGCTGTACTACCGCCGACGTTAGTACGTTCGGCATCCGGGCCGGGGGGCAAGACGATAGGTTCTGGACGTGCTGTTAGCGGGTTGACCGCTTGTTGTGTCGTTCTAGCTGCCTGCTTATTCTGCGCCGCTTTTATCTTAGCGACCGTCTTAGCTAACTTATCGCCCTGTCCTTTTACCGTAGTAGGTTCATTGTTCGCATCATTTAATACGCTATGTATCTCGTCTGCCACATGTGCAGGTGCGGCCTGTCCCGGTGCTTCCCCCGGAGTGTGCAGCACACCCTGTAACTGTTCAGCGGTTAACGAATGCCCTAAGATATAACCCGCTTGCGCTTTTGATATCTGGCTAGGATCATGCCCTAATGCGGCAATCTGCGGAGCATATTTCTTTGCTACTGGCCCATTACTATCTTTCGCGTTCGGGTCTACATGGGGTAACGCGCGCAGGGCTTCCGCCGTGCCGGGATCGACCGGCGCAGGGGCCGCAGGAGCTTCGCCAGCGCTCGCAGGAGCCGGTTCGACTGTGCCGGGAACCTGAGTACCGCCCACCGCCGCCGCCACGTCCGCAGGCATCGCGGTTTCGCCCCCGGCTGGGGCTGTCGGTGCTGGCGCTGGTGCGGGTTTTGCTGCATCACGTATTGCGTTAATTGCTTCCTGTGTCCCTTCGACTGCATAAATAGGCGGTGATGCTTCGCCTGCTCCATGTATCTTTTGCGCTACGGTAGCCGTTAAGTTAGCGCGTTGCTCTGCGGACATATCCGCCCATGTTTCGCCTGCGTACTTCTGCGCAAGCGTAGCTGCTGCATGAATAACGCCTTGTGGGGTTGCCTTCGCTGCGCCTAATGTTTTCTTAATTGCAGCTTCACGCTTTGCAGTTTTGTCTATCGACGTATCTTCTAAGTCTGTGTACGCCTTACCCGCTATGCCCGCTCCCGGTGCTTCCGTAATGGACGTAGGTAAGCCTGCTGCGGGCTGCGCAGCTTGTGGTTCTACTGTACCACCTGCGCCGCCTGCTGGCGGGGGCGTTACGGTATTCGTAGTTTGCGTGGTATCAGTTTTACCGCCTTTCAGCGGCTTCGCCCCTCCTATGGGAGCCTTAGACAAAGCCGCCATGATCGCCATTAACGTAGCTTGCGGCCCCATTCCTGCATATGGGGAGCCGGTATTCTGATCTGGATTTACTGCTTTATCTATAAGTCCTCTCACCGCAGACTCAACAGCACCTATGCCCGCACCTGATAATGCGCGTATCGTACCGCTCTTAACTGGTAGATGCGTTCCCGCTAGATTCATAGCGGTATCTACAGGGTAGTCTGCCGCTAACTGCCCCATACTAACACCTTGCGGCGTACCCACTTGCTCTCTAGCCGTTTCAGTTCCCGTCTGTGCCGCTAATAACGGCGCTACTATTTTCCAGTACGTAGACGGATTCATTCCTTTTAGCGCGGGTATTTTCCGCGTTAGGAATATCTCGGCTAACGTACCTGCTAGATCACCACCCGCAGACGATATAGGATTCGTCGCTGCGTTTCTTTCTCTAGTCAATTCTTCTATGTTACCTAAAGACCGCTCGGGTAACGGCGTATTAGTAGGAGCATACCCCGCTGGTAATCCGGCCCCGCCCGCTATCGCGGGAGCCTGCGTACCTGTAGCTTTCGCCATATTCTGCGCAGTTAGGTCTGCCCGCAATTTAGCGTACTGCGGATCGTTATAGTTTGCGCCCATTACAGCTTTAGTTTGCTGCGTAGCGTAATCTTGTGCGCTAGCCCCTGCTCCGCCTAACGCCGGATTCGCTATATTGCCTAGAATGTCAGATATCGCATGTGTTTGCGGAGCTACGCGATTACCCCCAGTGAAGTAGTTATAAAGTTCAGTACCGTATCTAGCCGGAGCATTCACCGTTTTTTCAGCTAACTCTGCCCCACCAGAAGCTATCTGCGCTAGATCGGAGGGTATTCCGTATACAGTTTTGTTTTCCGCTTCGTAGCCGAATGTAGTTAATGGGCTATCTGTATTTTTGGTAGCCGTAGCCTCTGCGGGCGTAACCGACTTCTTCCATGCGGGTAAGCCTTTATCGAACAGTGATAAAGTCCCTTTAATAAACGCTGGTTTAGCGCCACGGTCTAAGTAAAACTTCTCTAGTTGATTCCTATAATTACCCGCTAGTGCGTCTTGTTCTTTGTCGTCTAAATCCGACCCTTTCATCGCTTTGGCTTTAGCGTACCAGTCGTTTATTGTATCTGGTGGTTGGCCGCCATTCGCTAAATGCTTAGCGTAGATAGAATCTGGATGGCTTTCATCCCGCACATTGTAGTTTCCCGACCCGTCTAACGCAGGATCGAAGTTCATCTGCTCAGGCGGTTTGCCTAAACCTAGCCGCTGTATATCTGCCTGTGGATCGTACGTCTGCGCCGGTTGTGGCGTATACCCCGGAGGCGCATCAAAGTTACGCGGCTGGTACGCAGGCGGCAACGCCGGTACGTTACTCGGCGGTACGTACGGGCTGCTAGGTAAGTTATATCCTGATCCGTCCATTACAGGGTATCCAATAGTCTGCTAAGGTATTTACGGATGCTTTTCGTATCTTTAAAAGACAACTTCTCTGAAAAGTTCTTTGGCGCGAGTAAGTCGAATGCCTCATTATCCGGCGCTACGATGGCTAAACTCTGCCCCTTACTGGTGGGTAGAGATTCTAGGTTAGCCGGAAAACTGAGGTTATAATCCTTTCCTTCGCGCTCCATAATGAAATACTTAGGCTCAGAGCCTTTGATTTTCTTGGAGCCTTTCACTGCTTCTTCGCGCGCAATACCGTATTCTGCTAAACTCTGCTGGGTTGCAATGTTTAGTTTGTTATTACTTCTAAGAATACTCATTGCGGATTCCTCATATACGTCTGAAACGCTTGTTCTAACGGCGTACCATGTACGGTTTGCGCTACATAGGATGCAACGGATTGCGATTGCTTGCCGCGATTACCTTTCACTGGTTCGTTCCATGTTTCGGGATGGTCGGCACGCATAGGCTGATAATGCGCTGCAATTACTTTAAACGGATTGCCGTTATAGTGCAGTATTCTATTTGCTATATCTTCCCGAAATTTCTGATCCTGCACTGCTGGCGGAGCTAACATTGCTTTCGTATACCCGCCGTATCCGTTCCATGTGGCGTCTGTATACTGGTACGCGCCAGATGCGGTACTATTCGGGTCTGGATTCTTTACTGTGTAACTACCCTTCGATTCATGGTTCTTCATTAACTGCGTAATGAAGTCTGGATTTACTTGCCCATTTGGGTGTACTGGTGGTACGGGCGATTCCTGAAAGTTCTGCTGGGGTTGTGGGGGTGCTATCTGATTCTTCTGCGCGTAAATAGGCGACATACGACCTATACGTTGTTTTGCCGCACTCAGCAATGCGTCATGGTTATCTTGTAAGTAATCGGTAGGTAGCTGTAACGAATTCTCTACCTGCGACGTACCCGTAAGATCATCCGCACCTGACGCTAACTGCGTAATATCGGGAGTGATATTGTAGATATCAGTAAGACTAGGCATTAGATATTCCCGGCGGGTAGCTTCGTCCTTCTTGCCGCTATATCCCCATCTACGCCGTAGCCTGTTACGCTTGACATAGGCGGAATACCGTACTGATCTGTCTGCGGCTGTGCCTGCGGCTGTGTCTGCGGCTGTGGCTGTCGCGCAGGGGGTGCGGGTAAAATACTGCCGGGATTCGTATAGTCGGGTTGCCCATTCGTACCTTGAATACGGCCTATACCAAATGGATCAAACGGGCTATACCCACCAGCACGCGCAGCGGCGCGCGTATCTGCGCCGTACATAGAAGCATCCGCTCTAGTATTCGCTACACCTTGCTGTGTTGCGTTCCTACCGCTAAAATAGTCTGCTTGTCCGTAATCTCTAGCGTTTGCTGCCTGAGTCGAACCGGCTTTTAAGTTATAGTCTCTGTTCAGATAATCGTGTATATTCTGCTCAGACACATTAGGGGCTATAATGTTATTATTGCGGTCGTGAATAGCCCATGTACCATCGCCGTTCGTCGAAATACGCATACCTGTGTTCGCAGCAAATTGGTGCAGGGGGAAGTACATACTATTAGTTAAGTTACCATATTCATTAGCGACGCCCTGTTGAGCCTCATTCGCTTTTGCCTGTTCCTGGTCTACCAAGTACCCCGCATTACGTTCCCTAAGCGGTAGCGCATACGTAGATAAATCTGCTTCATTCTTTAATACTTGGGTATTCAGCGGGTTCGTTACGTTATACGTATAGTCCTGCTGCCGCGCATCGCGCACGTCTTTCTCGGTCTGTAGCTGGCGGCTTGCCCCAGCATCATAGCCTTCCGTGTATTTACCGAACGGATCGAAATAGACCTGTCTCATATCGGAGTCCTCTCATTCTGCACTAACTTATTCGGTTGGCTGGTTTGGCTTACTTTGGCAGGATTAAATAGCTTACGTATATCTTTGCGCGCTTCTTGGTACCCGGCGCGCTCCTGCATACCATTGCCTATCGAAGCAATCGTATCGCCTATATTGTCATAGGATGCGGCAAGTTTCTGTACGGAAGCCGCCAGTCCCGCGCGTACGATATTACCGAAACCTATACCAATATTCGCTATTGACAACTTACGATTATACGTACGGTTATTATGTTCATCTGCCCAAGCGAGTTCGTAACGTATACCTGCATTCCAGCCGCCCATGACTGCGTGGGTTTTTGCTATTGCCATTTCGTAGTCTAGTCGGCGCATCTGTCCTACATTATACTTCGACATTCTTCGACGTGCTTCGTGCCACTGCTTGTCGATGATATTGGACTTTGCCATACCCGCTGCGACGGACGCAGGAAGATCATAAGCGTAATATGGATTACTTGGGCCGAACGCTTCTATAGCTGTTTGCCGCATCGCAGGTTGGTGATGCGACGCTACGTAATCGTAATCCTGTTTATTGACGTTGTAGTAATCTTTAGCTAGGTTAATTGCTTTTTGCTTAAGCTCGTACTCTGCAATCGCCATAGCTAGCAAAGCAATACCCCGCATTCCGCCTTTATCGGTACTCTCAAACGCCGCATTCATGCCGTCCCTACCGGCCAAAGGCTGATTCTGTACTGGCGTCATGCCGGGACTCATGTAGTCAGTCATTGTATACCTACCAGATTATTGCGCACTGGCGAGCCTATAAACGGACTCTGCGGAGTCGTTGGCGGGGAATACCCGCCACCTATCGTATCTACAGACGGAGTATTATTCGCAGGAGATATATTCCTCTGATACGACGTACCATGCGAAAATTCCTCCCGCATATCGGATAAGCTGCGTTTGTATCCAGCGTATTTAGCAACCCCATTTCCGTACGTAGCTAACTGATTACTCATGTCTTGTATGTTGTCTTGGTACTGCCCAAGTGCGCTATCCAACGCCGTAGAGATTTCTGCGCCCTGTTTGATACCGATATTGTGTATCGCAAGCCGTCTAGCCCAGCGCTCATCATTTCTTATATCCGCCCACAGTTCTTCAAAGCGGAATAGGTAATTCGTCCAATCGGACTGTAATGCAGCTAAGTCTATCGGCATTTCCGTAATTAGCGGGTCAGGGGCAAACGCATACATATTCGCGTGCCGTGTCCACCAGCCTAACGTATCTGTGGCTTTACCGCCGAATGGGCCTGTAAGAGCGTTGTAGGCTGTTGCCGCACGCCCTGCGTAATCTATAACGTAAATCGGCTTAGCGTATACGTCCGCTAATAACGGAGTTTCTACGCCATTCTGAAATACGTTATAGTAAAAATGCCGTTGTGCGTTGTATAGATCATAGTACTTGCGCGACAACTCTACAAGTTTAAGCCCTTGTATTAGCGCCCCTATGCCAGCCGCAGCTTCGATAGCCTGCGTGGCTATTTCTACTAAATCAATCTGCTGGCCGAATACTGCGGACATTATACACTCACGAAGTAAGGCATTAAGTCTAACTTAAGCGGTGTTGACGAAACCGCCATCAGCAATGGGCCACCTACAAGGTACAGGATCATAGAGAATAGCTCAAGTGAGGCACACTTTGTAGAGCTTAGTAACGCATCATATCCAGAATACTCTCGGTAAGTAGCTACATCCATCGCTATATTTAATTCGTCTGCGTGTGCGTTAAGCATAGTAGTTACTAGCGGCATTAGTACAGGAGCATTTTTTACCCAAAAGTTATTAGCATTAAGCCCGTAAGTAAGGTCTTTAGCCATCCTAAAACCTCTACCGGAATCAGGACGCTTAATAGCTAAAACCATATTCGCCATAGCGAGAGCCACTTCTATCGCTTCTAGACCCCATGCTTGGTAGCCCGGATTATCCTTATTTTGCTCTGAGTCTAATTCAAACCTCTTACGAAATATGGCGGTTAAATTTTCATCCACTTGTTTCTGTGTCTTTAATACGCTACTCATACGACTCCCTATTGTTCGCCTAGTGTACCGATGATACCCGATCCCCTGTCTGCGTACCTGTCGTGTTCGATTAACTCTCTTAAGGAACTAGCTACATGAATTTCGTGCACCGTCGCAGTGCCTATAACTTCTACTTCCCACTCCACTCCCTGCATACTGTCGGGAAGCCGAAACGGTTTGCAATCTTTAACTAGTACTTCATACCGACAGCAGCAATCTACGTAGAACTTAATCCTTACGTGCCCATTGCAGTCATGTACTACTTTAGCTGCCGACATGCACATATTGCCCGGAAATACGAATTTCTTAGACTTCCAGCGGTAACACATTTTAGGCGCTAAATCGTACGTACCACCTTCTTTCGTGTTCGGGAACGGCATAGAGTGCACAGAATTCTTTATGTCTGCGTCTACGAGTATATCTGGATTCGGGATACCTATAAGTACGTCTAGTCCACTGCTGCTAGTTGTATGCGATATAACCTTCCCCGGCGGCCCATCGAACGTAATCAACTTTTGCAGCGGATGTTCTCCGTCTAGCGTACTACCAGTATCGAATAGGTATCCTAAGTCCATTCTTAAGCCATCATCGCGCGGTAATTGCGCAAACCCAAAATACTTACCGTTAAAATAGGCTCCGTGGTCTGTATCCCTAAAATGCAATTCCGTACATTTTTCGGTAGGTTCTATTGCCGTGTTAGTGTTTGGCGGGGTTCCGTTGATCGCAGTAGCCCCCGTATCAAGAAATACGTCAGTACTAGCGCTATCGTTAGCGATTTCATAGTATACGTTCTCCGCCCCCGGCGCAGTTCCTCGGTATATGCGCATAAAGGTAGCATCTTTTACATGCTCCCATGATATCCTGTTACTGGACGTACTACCTGTATTTACTACCGAACGTTCGTTTGATACCTTAGTTTCCCCAGCGCCGTTCTTTGCCGTAACTACGTAGTAGTGGGTGGCTGCTGCTAGCGTTCCGCCCAACGTAGACCCTACAATCACAGCCTGCTCCGGGGGCTGCATTACCGTCGTATTATCCGCGTATTGAGCGCAGTACAGTGGCCGTACGCCACTCGCTACGCCAGAAGTAACTAACTCCATACCCTGCTTCGATAAGGATATAACCCCCGCATTCGTCGCGTACATCGCGCCGTTTGTAGTAACATCCATTGTATCTGCCAAACATTCGTAACTAGCTGTGAACGGAATAACCCCCATCTGTAAACCTAACGCTTCGCCATTAGCCAGCGATACCGCGTACGGTCGATTCTTCGTACCTACGTAAAGCGTATCGTAGTGCGCTACAAGGTCTGTTACCGTCTCTGGAATACTCGCATAGTTCTCGCTAGGCCAGCCATGATACTGATACCGTTCTGATACAGCTATCTTACCATCCGCCGTAGCCGCAGCAACCCAGCCGCCCTCTGCTACGGTTAAAGCTGTATACGTGTATGGCGCAGGCGGATTGTGCCGATCTGCTAAGTGCACATCCATTGACAAACTTGTAGCGCTACCGCCGTCGAAATAGTCGTACGTGCCAGTTAACCCGTTGCCTATAGTACCTAGTTCGGTTACTAAAAACCACTCAGTATCTAGTTCGTTTACTATGCCGGAAGCGGTATCCATTGCGGATATAGAGCGATACAGTCGCATCTTACTGCGTTCGTGTAATCTCGCATCTGCCAATACAATATGGATATTAGCTAAATCGCCTTCATAAACTACTGTTTGCGAACTTTGGTTAGGTATCAAAGTAAGTGGCGATTCTTCATACCCGCTACCGTTATAGCGTAACGTAGATACCGCATACAGCCTATTTACCGCTTTCTTGGAAATGTATTCTGGCGTATATGTCACCGTACTAGCGTTGCTTAATATGGGTTGCGGCACGCTCACTTCGTAGGCGGTATTCGCGGGGTTTAAATCATTAGTATAGCCTATATTCGATTGATACGACTGAAACTTATCTGCTGCAAGTCCCACGACGGTAGACTTAGCAAAGACTTCAGATGTCAGAAATGCCGCATCTTCCAACGAGTTTAATTTTATAGTTACATCATCCGTGTCTATATGTACGCTACGGCAGTCATATCCTACGACGTTTAAGTTTCTCCACTGCGCTAACGGGCGTAGTGAGCCATCCCATAACAGGCAGTTATGCGCTATCTGCGCGACCTCTTTACCGCTATTTCTAGCAGCAATTTCGGTATTGATGCCGCCGAATTTAGTTAGGCGTATGCTAGGCATTAGAGGGGAATCGCTATTAAGGATGATGAAAAGATTGTAGAGCCGCCCGGTACTGCGGTCGTTACTAACGCTATTGTATCGGTTAATGGGCCTACTATAACTGTTGCTATAGTCTGCTTACTTTGCGTGGCTTTCTTTCCTTTATACACAGCTACCGGGCCTGTTGCGGCAAAAATAGCTAAACCAAAAGCTACCGGAGTTAACGGCGCTCCACCATCTAACATTTCGCATTCCGCGAATAAGGCTAATTTTTTACCCGCCGCTAAGGTAATAGCGAGATTAGTAGCCCCTAGTGTGTTTGTGTAACTAGCATCTGCCTCGCCTGTAGACGTACCATTGCCTTGTGTGCCGCCAGTCGCGGCGGCTGCTATAGCAGCAGCTACTACTTTAGGCGTTGTTGCCGTTGCATCATCTGTGGGGTCAAGCGGCGATCCACTATCTGCTAGAGCTACGATACCATCGACGCCTACTGCTGCATCAGCTACTGTAAGGGCCGCGACACCGCCTGTTATAACTACGCTTATCCCTTCATCTGCGGTTATATTGCTAAGCGGATTAAACCCAGCGGGTACTGTAACTATCTGCCCTTGTGCATTGATTACTAACCCTGCGTAGTTACCTGCTGTCACACCAGTATTAGTTATAGCTACCGTAGGATTTATTGCAGGCGCACCCGTTACAGTAATACCCGTACCAGCGGCAACAGAAGTTACCGTACCTGTACCCGCTGCGCTACCCGTAATAGTAAAGTTAGGATAGGTGCCTGTTACGGTAATACCAACTGCGCCCGTAAACGCGGGAGTTTGCAACGAGAGGCGCAATACATTAGCTAAAATACTGCCTTGTAGTATATCACTAGTAATATCTAGTGTATCTATCCCGCCACCACCCCCGCTTCCGCCCCCGCACCCTGCGCAACATCCACCACCGATACCTACAAAAGCTATATTGTATCTAGGCCATGATCCCGTAACGTCTATCCCGTCGCTGCCGGTTATTTCCGGTATTGGTACATATATATTATAGTTATTTCCGACTAAGGCGCTAGTAGCTGCGCCTGTGGCCGATACTGTAGTTACCGGCGGCGTTGCAAACTGCGTTATGATATCTTTGATTGCATCTTCGCCCGTTACATTCGTAACGTATGCGTCTATAGCGGTAAACGCTCTAGGCGTAGACCCGCTTCTACCCCGTACTATAACTAAGTTATTCCCGCTAGTACCCGTAACTTTTACTTCTTCCACGTACGAACCGCTACCGTTACTTATCGTAAGGTAAGTCCATTCCCCTGCGCCAAAGTTTACTGCATCTTCTATAGCAGCTAACGTAATAAGGTCTATAGGAAGCAGCGTGGATACGTCCGATATATCGGTAAGTATCGTACCGGCTAGCCTTTGGTATATGATTCGTAGAGTCATCGTATTGGCCTATTAACGCGGAACATAAATGTTTTCGACGTGCCGGTTCCGGTAATAGGATCTAAAATGCTATATGCGCTCATGGTTATCTGCCTGTTGGGGTTATTAAACATGTACCTAGTGTCGTATGGAAATCGGCTATATCGCTGCTTGACCAAGTGCCGTCGGTTAAATAGTGGCACGCTACGCCGCCAGACTTCCACGGTGTAATCGTACCGGCCTCGTTACATCCCATCAAGATAATTGTGTGGTCGCCAGCGCCGGTTGTCGCTTCCGAGCCTACGAAATCCGTGCCTAAGTGCGAACCATCTTTATACATTGCTAACGTAGCAGCGCCGCCGCTTACCGTACTCTGCATGTAGTAGTGAGCATTCGTCGTAGTGGAGCTACTACCGCCTGCGTTTCCTGTGGTGCCGAATCTACACCGCTCAAACGTGGAACGTAAGTCTAAACAATAACGCTGCGTGTTTGATGCGTCATAACAGCCTATCGGTTCTACGTTCGATCCTGCCCCCCAAGACCTTTCATAGTGTCCCATTCCTGCTTTATTCGCCGCCCCGTTAAGGTTTAATAAATTCTGCGGGGAAATTAAGCTATCCATATACTTAGCGGCTTCCGTAGCATTCTTGGTGCCTATCGCGTCCCCACAATCTGCGTCTACGAAACCACTATTCGTAGCAGCGCCTACATTTGTAGCGTCCCTTAACGGAACGCGGTTAGCAGCTATCGTACCGCCGATGTACGGCCATAACGATACTAAGCCGCCGCCATAACTTTTACCTCTAATTGCTACGATTAGCGCATCCGCCCAATTCTTTTGCGTCGTGCTAGTAGAGCCGCCAAGTGCTGTAATTCTAGTATACCACGTCACCGTCTCGGCATTGTAGCCGCCCGCTGCTTGTCCTTTTAGCATTGCTTTAAATGGGCGCATTATGTCTCCTGCGCCACCGGCAGCGGTATATCCCACTTTGTATCTGCGTTATTAAATACCGCCGCAAACATCATCCGCTTACCAGCTACAGTTGTCGTCGGTAGCGCCCCGCCTATACCTCTATATTGCGTATCAAAAGTTATACCCCTAGCCGTACCATCATCTTTTAACTCAAACGCGATGCCCCACCCATCTTTAGCAGTTCCGGTAGGATTAGCTATTGTAAGTGCCGCAGCTTGCGCTGTAGCTCGCACCATATCGTTACTAAACGTCGGAGTAATCGTAGCAGCGGAAGCTACATTTTGCACATTCGGTGTAAAGGCTACTGGCGCATAGAGCGTATCAAAGTACGTCTTAAGTGTCGCTTTTAGGTTCGCCCACGTTAGTTTCTTTAGTACATTAGCTGCGGCGCTATCTACTAACGGTAGTTCATCTGCATCTACCGGCGTCGCCTTGCTTGCTGCTGCGTGCGTACCGGGAGCAATGACTGTGATATCTGCCGACCCGTTAAACGCTTGGCCGTCTATATTGCGCGCGGTCTGTAGCGCGGTTGCTGTACCAGCATTACCTGTTACACTGCTTTGGTCGCCGGTATTCGTGCCGGATAAATTAGAGCCAGTAACGGCCCCACTTGCCGCTACCGACGTAGGAGTTATAGCCCCTAAAGTTAACGAAATAGCCGGTGTAGTAGTTGGATTAGCTACCGTACCACTAACGCCATTTGCGGTTGTTACGCTTACACTTGTAACTGTGCCACCGCCTGCGCTCGATACCGCATCCTGTACGAATGCCGTCGTCGCTAGTTTAGCGGTATTGTCGCCGTGACTTGCAGTAGGTGCGGTCGGAGCGCCTGTCAAGGTAGGCGATGCTTTGGGGGCTAATAGCGCATCCGCTGCCGCTCTTGCCGTAGCTTCCGTAGCGACTACGCCATCTGCATAGGTATGCGCGCTAGCTAGAGTTGCACTATCCCCACTTGTTCTTGCCGTTGCTTCTGCGGCTACTTGGCTAACAGTGAATGTCGCTGCTGTACTAAGTACTGTGGCATCTGCTGCTGCTTGCGCAGTAGAGACTGGTTTATTAGCATCCGAAGTATTATCGACGTTACTAAGTCCTACATCGGATTTACTAAGAGTTACCGCCCCAGTTCTGGTATTTACGCTAGTTACTGCGCCAGCTAATATCAGTGTAATAGCCGCCGATAATGGCGTACGCTTGCTTGAACCTATTCCCCCCGCAGCTTCCTGTATCTCAACCAGTTCGGTGCCGTTGAGGACGGACTTAAGGGGTAGGTCTATAATCTGTTTACGAAGGTTACTCATACGGATATTCTGTAATCATCCTCACTAGTAACTCTGTAGTCGTCGGCATCCGTGACCCTAAACCGTGTAAGTCTTACGGGAATAGGCGGTGTACCTTCGCCTATAAGTTCGCAACATCCAGCAGCTATAGTTACTTCGCCTATGTTCTGTCCATTGACTTCTGCCCCGCCTAATGTTTCTATATCTAGTAACGGGTAATCCACTACGCCCCCGATAATATCTATGGCACCTAACGCAGTTAAAGTAAGCGGATTTACTGTTATAGAGTCTAGCACTCCACTTACAGTATCTACATAATCTACTGTACTTCCACTGCCAAATGTATACGCTTTCGTCCCATCCTTAGCCCTATTAATCGCTATAGTATTACTGCCTAAAATCGCAAATACTTTAACTATTTCTGTATTTACCGAATCTTGTAGTCTTAAGTAAGACCAATCGCCGCTTCCTAATACTGCCGCAATAGCAGTATATAGCCCTGCATTTACTGCTACCGCGTTACCGCCTACACTAAGTAACGACGTAGTAGTGCCATGCGCATTTAGAAGACGCTTATACATTTATTCGGGAAAAGCTATCCATGCGGGGCCGCTGCTAGTCGGGAAATTACGTATTACCGTATCAGTTACCGTATCTATGACATGCACCAATCCCGCCGGAACGTATATGTTACCTGTATCTGGATGGCGTTTAATATCGAACGACGGAACTCCTGTAGGTATAAACTTTATTACGCTAAACGAACTTAAGTCGATAACTGGCACATCTGGATAATTATAATCTGAAACATACGCTTTTGTGCCTACCGCATTTGTAGCTACATTATTCGGGCCGAATCCACTTCTGTATCCTACCGACCCTATGGGGCCATACGTAATCGTGCTATACGCATTCATTCCGCCATAAACGCCTACATATAGTGTATTTCCGTCTGGACTTATACCTAGCCCTTGTGGGTCAAACACGGGTATATTGCCTAGTATTGTACCATCTGTAGCCCTGCATTGAATCCTGTTATTAAGAGTATCTACAATATACATCCTATCCAGTACGGGGTGCATTACGATAATAGATGGCGATAAAAAACCAGTCCACGGCGATCCAACTACTGCCGGTATTGGTAATGTCGTATCTATCTGAACTACTGTATTATCGCTCCCAGTCGATGCGTACACTCTAATACCATCATGTTTTACCGCTAATCCTGTTGGGGTAGGCGCGCCTACGGGTACTGTAAAATCTATTAGATGCGTAATAGCATTAATAACCTGTACGTTACCGCTTCCTGCGCATACATAGGCGAATTTACGGTTTGGTAGAACTCCTATTGGGCCGGGATTAACTATGGGAGTTACCGTATCTACTACTCCAAATGCCCTGCTTATCAATGATACCGACCCTGCTGCTACATTAGAAACATACCCGTATAAAGCGTTTCGTATCGTTATAGATTCTGGCGCTGAGTCAGTATTGCCCGCATCATCGGTAACTCTTAATACGAAAGTGTAGACGCCCGCTACGGTAGGTATACCTGAATCTGTATCATTTAGCCATTCTATAGTTACGAATATAGTGCCGGTCGGTATACTACCTGAATCCTTAGAAAATACATTCCCGGTTCCTGTTCCGCCTGTTACCGTCCATGTGAAACTATATGGTTCGCCTACTTCGCCATCAGGCGGGACTCCGTGAATCTTAATAGATATCGTTGGCGGCCCTACAGAACCCGGCGCATTAGATATACAGCACCCATACGCTTGTTCGTTCCTGCCCAATCGTATCTCATTTTCACTTACCGTACTAAATGTTCCGCCTTCATCCTGTATAGCGGCTAGTAAATACCCTATTTTACCGTTCTCTATCTGTATAGCATCTTGTGCTGTTACCTGTATAGATGGCGGTATAATCCTGTCTTTTATTTCGGCGGCAGTTAATTGATATTTTATCGACGTTCCCGCACTAAATAAAGTCGGCGTCGTATTATCTTGCCCGCGTACTAGAAATACCCCCGCACTGTTAACTCTATAGACTTTAACTACCTCCGCCTTATTTCCGTCGTCTATCGTTAAGTACGTCCAGTCTCCGATTCCTATAGCCGCGAATAGTACCCCATACAGCGTGCTATCTACAAAGGCTATGTTACTTTCCTTCGTAAGCACCGCCGTTAACGTACCTATCGCATCGTACAGTACCTTAATCACAGCAATCTTGTATTAGTGGACTCGAAATAACAAAATTAGGGAAATCTCCGCCAACTATTATTTTCTCTGAATCACTAGTTATACTTACTTCTGGCGCGTCTATTGTAAATTGATTAGGCCCAGTCTTGGTTACTGTAACTATGCCCGTACCTATTAGGTCTATCTGCCCTATAGACTGCTGACTAACTATATCGTTTATGGCAGACTGGCTTAGTACGAATACTACGCTAGCATTCATCGGGAAAGACTGGGCAGTAGTGCCATCTTGGGCGCGCACCACATTTAAAGCGTTCCCTGTGAACGATACCGTTTTAACTATTTCGTAGCTATATCCTGTCTGTATAAGTAGGTAAGTATAGTCCCCTACCGGCAGCATATTTTTAAGCAGGCATACAGTAGCGTCATCTAAAAGAATAGCCGTAACCATCGTATTGATAGCTGCGGTCAAATACCCTCTTACACCATGTACCGGCCTAAACATTTTCGCCCGCCAATACGGTAGTTAGTTTACTATAGATAAAAGTTACGTCGCCCAATATCGTGCCTTTATACGTTATAGTGCCTACATATCTACCTGCTGATTTACTAAGTACGCTACTATCTAGCGCAAATAACAGCGTGTTAGCATTCAAACCTATTTGTAGCGGAGCATAGCTAGCGCACGGAGCTTTTTCTCCTAGTCGCGTAACCGACATACTGCTAGGGCCGCTGGTAGTAACGCCAGATAGCTTCGTACATTTAATGTAGACCGTTAAGTAAGGCTTATCCTTATCTATAGTCACATATCCAAGTGCGTTCATACGATTCTCACTGGACGTGCCTTAAGTGGCCCACGCTGCCTATTCGTGCTAGCTAAGCGCTTTGCGTCTAGCACTGTTCTATTAAACTCCATTTCGTAACTCTTGGCTAACGCTGGATTACTCCACGGTTTATTCGGTATACGTAATGCGTCTGAGATTACTTTTTGGGCTATACCATTACCGAAAGGTATTGAAATAGCTATTGGCATGTCCTGCACGCAGTCAGTCGGCGTTAATGTGGCATACACTACTAACCCGTCAACTTGATCCGCAGAAGGTGCCTGATACAAATTCAATACATTATTACCTGTCATATAGAAGCCGTGCGCGCCCTTAAACGCACTACCCCAGTCATTCTGTAATCCACCTATAAATCCGGACGTACCGTCGTACCACCAAAATCCGTTATGGTGTTCCACGCCCTGTACCATGTAAATATCGTACCCATCTGGCGGGGTCAATAAGTAATCAGTGACGCCCGCTTGATAGTCTTGCGTTAGTTTTACTGTTATTAGATTCGACCGACGCGCTAGTTCTATGTACGCTTGGCGTAGCCTATCTAACGCCATCGAATGAGGTAACTCAGGTATAACAGGTATCACATGGCGCAGCAACGTATCTAACGCGACGCACTCTTGGAATGATACCGTGGGGCATGGGCAAGTATTCATTCTGCCCTCGGATTTCCGGTACCAGTATCGCCGAGATAATACCCTGAACGATACTTCGATTCTTGCTTGTACTTAATTCCCATAGCACTAAAGAAACTCTTTAAATACGATTCGCTATTCGCTCTGGATTCTGGCGATTCGCTGTCTAATCTATATGCACACGCCATCATAAAATCTACTAGGTTGTTATCGAATTTATGTGGCATACCAAGCGACTTATCCCAATCAGATAATGCGTACCGTGGGGTATCGCCCGGAATCATGGCGTTTACTTTAACTTCAACGCCTACCGGAATTGCCGGTTCCACATAGAACGTACTAGAATTCGTGGGGTCTACGCTAAATGATTTTACTAAAAATACTGGCGTACCGCGCACGAATTTAGGTTTCGCGGGGCATATATCGTACACTGCAAAGGCGTTGGACATTGCCCCATCTGTGGGATGTATCGGCGTACCGTCCGCATTAGAGTAAACAGATATGATGCCCGTATTATCCGGCGCGTGTTGTTCTGTACCGGGCTTAAGCGTAATAACCGTAGGAACGGAAAACGCTTCCGGTCGATAGGTTCCTATCTCCGAAAGCGCAAGATTTAAATACTCCAAAAGCAAAGAGCGCCCCCACCGAATGTAAGGACGCCCGTATGCTTGATCGTTAAGCTGCGTGGAAACGTGCTTTACGTATTGTCCCACCGTTTCCATGCTACACCGCCTATTTAGTTATCCTAGAACGTCCTTTACTACATCTACTACCTGTGGCGCTACTGTTTTTCTGCTTTGGAAGGGTTCGGTACGAAAGGGGCAAAATCAGGGTGCTTTTCTAGCAACTTCTCGTACGGATAAATCTGCCCTGTTACGCTGTGTTTTAGATATACCTTATCTTTCTCAAATTCTCTCTTATCCATTATCTACTCCCGTTAATATTGCCCTTGCCATAACTGCACTACGAGCGGCGATATGCTTACCCGTAGACTGCCGAAACCTGCCGCCCCTAGCGCAACAACTTTAGCACCCAGCATTCTCGGTACGTTGGAAAAGTTCGCGTTAGCTAACGTCGCCGAGCCAGCAGTGACCCATGCTGCCCCGTTGGGCACTGAGAATTTACTACTAGCTGTATCTGTATAGACACTATTGCCGCTTGTGTTAGTCGTTGGCGGAGTACCTGCTGTACCCGCCGCACCCGTATCGTCGCCCGTTACTACTGCACCAAAAGCTATGTACGTGGTGTATACCCCAGTAACTACGCCCCTATATGCCCTATATCCGGTTGCGCCAGCTACAGCGCCCCAATTCAGCGTGTTAATTGATAAGTTGCCGCCCGCTGCGGTAACTTTAATTTCGTTAGACTTAGTGGTTTCGCCCAACGCCGTAATTGCGGTAATTACGTAAAAATGATCCCCGTCAGTTACCGTACCACCTACAGCTACCGTAGAGCCTGCTGCTTGTACTGGTGCGGCTAATTGATTAGCCCCGCCAAATGTCGTAGCATCGTCTAGCGTAAATGCTAGCGCTACACCTGCCTGTGGATTCTCTACGTTGTAGTATGTGCCTAACAGTAGCGTATTTGCCGGGATAACGATTAAGTCCAATACGTCGTTAGCAGCTATTACATGCGTCCGCACATACTCCGCTAGTGCGGGGTCGTCCGGCCTTCCCTGTGACGTACCAAACGCTAGCGTACGAGTTAACGCAGCTACAAGCGTCTGCTTGTGCTGCGCAATGTCCATTGTCGTAAACGGCTTAGCGGCATTACTAAATGCCGCCGCCGGAAACATCCGCAGTCCTTGATTAGGGTTAGCAGGGCCGCCTACGTACAACTCATGCGTTGCCATACTACTCTCCTATTAGTACTGCCCTTGCTGCAATGCAATCAGGATCGGAGATACGCTAATACGTAACGCACCAAAATCGGTAGCTAGCGTAGTTAACGTAGCTTTTAGCATGCGTACGACATTCGAGAAGTTCGCGGTAGCCAAACTAACTGCGCCCGCCGATACCCATGCGCCGCCCGGAGCAACCATCTTACTGAATGCGGCATTTATATCTACCGCAGCGCCGAACGTCGTACCATCGTCTAAGCTAAACGTAATCGTACCTACCTTACCCGACGGATTTTCTACTTGGCAGTACACGCCCAGCAGTAACGTGTTTGCCGGTATAACGATTAAGTCCAGTACGTCTGCTGCTGCAATCGTATGATTGCGAACGTATTCGGCTAACGCCGGGTCATCCGGCCTGCCTTGCGACGTACCGAATGCTAACGTGCGCGTTAGCGCAGCTACCGTAGTAGCTTTATGCTCCGCAACGGGCATAGTAGTAAACGGCGCAATTGCGTTGTTAAACGCTGCGGCGGGAAACATCTTCTGCCCGCTATTTGTATTAGACGGGCCGCCTAAGTAGAGTTCATGCGTTGCCATTTATATTCTCCTATTAGGCAAAGTTGGCGTACAGGTGGACGATAGCATCCGGGTACAGCACTTTAAACCCGTACACCGATAAACCCTGATAATAATTCGCCCAATCATCTTTATCTGTTACAACACGACTATTCTCGATCTGTGCGGCAAACGCAGTCGCCATTTTCGCACCAGCAACAATGTGATACGCCCGCACTGCGCCGTCAATCACTGACGGAAGATTTTGCGATTCCAAAATAATAAATCCTGCAACGATTTCTGGAACCTTACCATTTAACATCGGGGTCGTATTTAACGCAGTTGCATACGCGAATTTCAGGTCACTAGTCTTAAGCGCAACCATACCAGCGGAAGGAAGTACGATAAAACGACCTTCGCGCGGAGCTAACGCTTCGTCAAGCACCTGATGCACTTGCTGCAACACGTCGATTACGTTTGTTTTCGTAATCGCTAATGGTGTACCCGCTACGCCCATATTGACGTTAGCGGAAACCAAACCAGCGGTTAGACCCTGATTATACGCCGCTGCGCTTGTCCACATTGCCGTAAGTAACTGCGGGTCAATCGCACGCGCAAGTTCATAACCAGCACTCTTAAGGAATGCCGCTTTCCAGTTCTCGAAGTTCTGAATCTGCTTTTCGTCGATCATATTCATCTTGATCGAGAAAGTCTTAGCGTTATCAATCGTCATGGTGACCGGCTCACCATCAATCGTATCGTGCACGATCTTACCGTTCTTATCGTAGTCACGAACCACGACCTTTGGCTCGCGCTGGAACGTGATCTGATCGCCACCCTTATTTAACTCGCCTGTGTATTCCGTAGTGGAAATGTCGCTATACACGGTAGTCGTATAGAAACGCTCCAACAATTCCATGCGGAACAGGGGAGTGATAAGGTTATTGCTGTACTGCGGGTCAGTTATGTTATCGTTAGGCTCTTTATCCTAACTTCTTATGGTTACTTATTCCCATAAGCTCAGACTATATCTTCATCCCTTCTAAGTCTCGGAGGGAGCCTAGCACTCGTGGGGCATATCTTATACAGCATCGAATCGGGAGTATACGACCTAAACATTTCGCGCATTTCGTGCGAAACCTTACTTTTAAAATTCAACATATTAGAACTATTCACCATCACCATTTGTGAATCAAACCCATATACGTCGAAAAGGTATTCTTGTAGCAGCGATATTTGCGGTACTGGCAAGCATACTGCCCATAAAGATTGTGCTGCTGTTATATTTCCTTCCTTATTCCAAGACCACTTCGTATGCCCATCATCTAAGTACCAAAGAGTTAACCCTTCTGGGGTGAGCATATCTAATACCCTACTATTTATTTCTTTCTTGCCGGTAGGGTATATCCAACCTCTTAGTTGCTCAAAATACTTACTTACCTTTATGGTACGTGCCATTTTATATGCTGCACTATGGCCTTTCAATTTTACGTCGTAGTAAGTTACTTTGGACCTACCTCCTAAGATATTACTAACTCTCTCAGCTTTATATCTTAAGTAATCTACTTGCTTTATGGAGTGCGATATCTGCAAAAGTGTAACCGTCTGGTTTTCCCTACCGGATTCATATCGTTTACGAACCCTTAGACAGCCATCGCCCATTACCATACCCACAAGTATGCCGCGTTCTTCCCGATTCATGCTGTTATCCTTTGGGCCTATAGCCCGAGATTGCCGTACTCAGTACGGCGAACGATATGCCCTAGTCGTTGAACCTTCCCATCGCTGGGCTTGGCTGCGGATTGGCGTTTCAGCTTTTCCCGCAATTCACTAGGTTTACTACTACAGCTTTCGCTATAGCGGGCCTTGTCTTATTTATAACGCCGCTGACGTTAAGCCTGCTGCGGCGGGAATTGGCATTTCTATGCTCCTAGTTAATTACTTTATGCGTCGTAGTTAAGACGCCCTTCTTTCTCAGCTAACTCGTACTTTGCCCTTTCAGTCTGATACTCGTCTTGGGTTATCTTACCAGACATGAACCTTTTGTTTAAATCTTTACGGTCGCTAAACTTAAGAACTTCTTTCCCTTCGGTTCCATCGTTCGGTGTTTCTGTAGTACCTGACGGATTTGCTCCTACATACCCACTATCGTCTGGTTTCTTACCTATACCGTACTTCGTTTTGAAGGTATTAAATACATTGACCATGCCGTCAACATTTTCGCGGTTTAGGTTATTTTGTATGCACTCCGCGTATGTTAGCCCCGACATACCTTCCATTGCTTGCACAAACGAAGGCCAGTGCTTACTATTTACGCATTCATCAAACTCTGGAACTTTCTCACGTACCTTGTCGGTGTACGACTTCTGTGCTGACTGCGCGGTACGCTGACTGGCTTGCGTTGCTACGGTATTAACGGTATTTAGCTTTTCCTCTAATGCTGCTAGCCTATCGTCGTACGTCTTAAACGCGGGTAGCATTACTTCACTTAAAAGCTCTGCGCCTACTTTCCTGATATAGTCCTTGCTCTCGCCGTAATCCTCTTTTTCTTTGTCGGTATAAGCAACCGCTGGGATCGCCACGACCGGCGCAGGCGCAGGTGCAGGATCGCTACTGGACTTACCCTTAGAGGCAGTTTCCAAGTCTGTCAAGCGGCGCTGCAAGACCTCCAAATCGCCTTGTAGAATCTCAGTGCGGCCTTCCGCCGCTTTGACCCGATCCGCTGCCGCCTGCATTTCATTGAATTCCTCCCGCGAAATCGTGACTTTACCTTCGGCCGGTACAACTTCTACCGGCTTCACCGGCTCAATCGGCTTCACGTTACTCGTACCTGCGGCTTCTAACGCATCTTTTTGTGCTTGCGCACTTGCTGGCAGTGCCATTGTATTACTCCCTTATACTTTTGATTAGTTTGATTAACTCTTGTAACTCTAAACATCTACCCTGATTTTGCTTAAATGTTTCTTCGTTTGCCACTAGCAACCCCTGCATTGCGTCTTGCAGCCTTTCTTCATAATAAACTAGCAACGGGCGATTAATACCCGTCGCTATCGCCTGTTTAAAATCCCGCAACGTACCCTCTTTCATTACTTACCGCGCGCCGAAAACTTCTTCGGGCCTACTTTATTTGGCTTTGTAAGCGGTACATTCTTTACCCCCTTTACCGCTTCTTTCGTACCGAAACTATTGCCGGTACTCTTAACATTGCTAGCAGGGGTACTCGGATAGGACGTACCGAACCCGCAAATGCCGTCTGCTTTGCCGTACATACTGCTCATTTCTTATGCTCCTTGTGGAAGATTAACTGGTTTTGGGAACGGTTGCATATTCGGTGTAGGTAAAGGTGGCTGACTCTGTGCTGGTAATCTAGGCGGCGTATTAGTCCCCGTATTTAGTACGGGCGTTTGTGGGCCTCCTTGCTGCGGTAGTGCAGGTGGCGGTGGTGATGGAGACTGCCCTTGTCCCCCCAACAACGTCCCTATTTCATTCTCGCTGGATGCTTTGTCGGGATCAGGTATGATCTTGTCTATGTCCATACCCGTTGGCTTCAACACTTCGCGTAGTAAGTACTCAATACCCTGCGGCGATACCAGTCCTTGTTGCGCATACGGCGTAAGCAGTTGCAGTATCTCCACTGTTCTTGTCTGCGCCAACTCCCGCTGTAGCAGACCCGTCGCGCCGCGCGCTACCACCTTCGCGTCTGCTTTAATGCCGTTATCGGTAGACACGACCATGTTATAGTAGTAATACGCATCCACTACACCCGTAATCACGTCACGGTCGATGTTAAGCTGTACGTTTTTAATGCCCTTCGCAGCGTTGCCCATCAGCATACTAAGTCCGCCAAGTGTTCTACCTGCGCCTGCCACTTGCGGATTACCTAGTACGTAAGCGGGTACGCCAGATAAATCATCCGCTAACTTCATGTAGTACTCAAAGACTTCTTTCAGTTCGCCTGCGATCATCGACACATTATGGAACTTGAAAGCTGCTCCACCTGTGCCGGTCAAGTCAGGCCCGACTTGGAATATCTTATAGGGTTCTATCTCGGTGCCGTCCTCGCCCGGAGCTAACCTGCCTGCATCTACTTCACCGACCGGCCCGCTTGCGTAGCCCATGTTGCGTACGATGGATCGGCATGCGGCATTGCATACGCGCATTACATCGTACACTGTATCAATAACGCTTTGGCCCCAAAACGAGCCGTTTACCTTAACGTAGGACGTGCCGTAAATAGGCCGTTTACCTAATGGATTCGGGTTCAGCACCGCACGTATAACGTACTCGCCAATCACCCATACTTCGCATTCATAGAACTTCTGCGGGTCGGAGATTAGTACCCCATTTTCGGCAAGCATCTTCCCTATGATCTTGCCATTATAGATACGTACTTCTAGTCCTGTCGAATGCGATGTAAGCGGCTGCTCTTTGCCTTCTAGCGCTTTCTTTGTCGAATCTTCAATTCTTGTAGGCGTATATCCTAACGCATACTTATCTAATACCTGCCGTATGTTGGACTCTAAGAACGAGGGGACGCTAATTAAGTCGTGAATATCCGAGTGCGTGTATTCTATCGCTTCGATAAAGTTATTGCCGTCTTGGCACGTCGAAGAATTCGGCGCGGGATACGCATTAAATGGGCTAATCGTTCTAGTAGTTAGTACCGATTCATTCTTGATGGTAAAGTTATCTCCATCCCATTCAGGTGTCGGTCGGCCTACTGAGATAGGCCCGCGTATCATCGCCGCCGGGAATACCACTAAGTCTGCGATAAACGCGCTGAACGTATCGACCCATCCGCCTTCTTGTAGCTGTCCCTGAATATGGGTTTCCATGCGCTGCACAGTAGCCGTCGCTTGCTGTACTGCAATACTCTGTACCGCCGACTTCAACTGCTGCGCGCGGTCTTTTAGCGCATCGAAGGTTTTAAATTCAGGAAGTTCAAGTAAAAGTGCATCAATCACTTGCTCTTTTAGCCTATCTGGCAAATCTGGCTCTACCGAAGGGTTGAGTGTCCACGGTTTGTCGATATTATTAACGATGATATCTATTAGCCATGATTCTGCGGCGCGGGCTTTTAGCGCACAGATAGCAACGTAGATATTATTGAATTCCCCTAACAGTAGTTTTTCGTCTGGCTGATACTCGCAGCGTTTTGCGCGTAAGTTTCTAATTAGGCGTTCGGTGATTCCTATATTTCTTTTATGCTGCTTATTCCATTCAAACTGTTTATTAACATGCGCCGCTAATGCGTTCTGCACTTTTACGTTGCTAATCTCGCCCAACCCGTATTTAGTTAAGGGATTATCGTCCTTTGGAGTAAGCAACGGATTCGTGCTGGACAGATTAGCGCTCATTCGATAGCCTCGGGCAGCAGAGCCATAATACCCCGTAGATGATTAAGACTTCCAGTGCGTAGTAGAGCAAACTCACCGACTCATCCCTTTAGCGAGTTGGTACATTATAAAAATAAAGGTTCCTGCTATAGCTGCCAATACCGCAAGTACGGCCAGCACGATCCATACAATGTGCATCATGTACTCCCTAATAGCACGTCAAAAACAGCTTTACGCGCCATTACATCTTCGCCGTAGTCGTGTCCCGTCGTATGCCGATCTGGATCGCCGCCATCGTTTGCGTCGCGTAGTGCCCTGCTGATACCGTCGTTGTACCCATCGGCTGCGATACGCAATACATCATCCTCAGTTACGTCGTCGAAATACCCGCGCACCGTCCCACAGTTCTGCGCTAGTTCCTCCACGTCCGCATCGACTAATAGTTTTATTCCTGCCGGGGTTTTCCAACTTCCGTCGTCGCGTGCTTGCTTTGCTTCGGGGTGCTGGATATCTCGTTGCATGATACCGACGCCGTGATACTGTCCGCCTTGATAATCGCCTAGCTCATTGACACAGTTCGTCTCTCTAGAAGCTACAGCGACTACATAGCCCACAGGCAGTCCGTGCGCTTCGGCAGCCGCACGGAGATAAATTAGCAGTCCGTTACCTTGTATGGATCGTAACTGCTGTAGAAGCTGCGCCTTGCTAGGTGTACTCATACCGTAGGCTGCAACGCCATAATCGCGTCGTCATCGGCCTGTTTGCTAGCCCTAAACGCATCCCACTGGGCCTGCGTGTATCCAGCTTTGATCGCTTTCATTTTCGCTAAGTAATCTTCCGCAAGAGGAATAGCGGCATCTATCTCCGTAGCGATCTTACTAACTACTGAAATCGCTGCGCCAGCCCCCGGATTAATAATAGAAAGTGCTTCTGTAGCAAGCGGGAGAAGCGACTTAACCCCGGTAAATATATTGTTTAAGTTAAGCTGCATAATTTACTCCCTTAGTTAGCCGGTGCGCCGTGCGGGTTCGCTTGCGCATTCGTGAACGTCAAGCCGTAATCAAGCAGTGCCTGATACTGCGCCGTTGGGATCGAAGTCGGTAACGTGGCCTGATTGCACGTCGGCTGCGTCAAAGGAATAACGACTTTAATCTTTGCAAGCCATGCATTAGAAAGCTGGTGGTTCGCGGCCAGCAACAACACCGCATCTTCGCCAGTTTTGATCGTTTGGCACGCTTGTTCAATCTGTACCGCAGTCACATTCGCGTCAATCTTGTTAACAATTCCCGCCCCTACTAAGGACTTACAGCACATAAGACTAGCAATCAGTACTGCTAAAAGAATCTTCTTCATTGCGTTACTCCCGTTGTTGGCTCCGCAGGTGGCGAAGTCGTTGTGCTACTAGTTGTTTTACTTACAGTATCGCCCATGCCCATTCCGCTATTTTGGCTACCCGATTTAGCTATTTCTGCTATTGTTGCATCCTTCTTGGCGGACGAGGCTGACGTACTGTATACTGTACTATACACATCTTTAAGTATAGCGAGCATTACACCTACTACAGTGCCCGCAATCTCCCTACTTGCGTCGGGTATCTGTCGGGTAAACATCATATAGACTATACCCGCTACCATTACCACAACTGCTACCGCGAGAAACGCTCGCAGACCTTTATCGAACCCATCAAAAGTAGCCTGTATAGTAGCCTTCGTGTCAGTCCTAGCGTCGGTCATCTTTAGTCCTTGTATACACGAAGTACGGTACTGGACTTGACTTCTTGCGCATTGCTACTCGTGTCACTTGCCCCCGCTTATGTGCCCTATACAGCGTTGCGCCTACCGATTCCATTAGCAGTTTCGTATCGTCTGCGATTTTTCGCGTTGTATCGTTCCCAGCGTCTATACTAGCAGATACTAGCTCCCAACGTGTCATCCTAAGTGCACTATATGAAAACCTGTATTAACCAGCAAGGACAAGATATACGCTGCTAACCCTACTCCAATCCAGAACGTAAACGTCGGCGCTTTCGCTGCCGCAATAACGAACGATACAAACGATGATAACAGTAATATAAATACGATAATGTCCATATCTAAATCTCCTTTATGTGTTTGGTTTCTTCGCTATTTCCAGTTCCGCTGCCGCTGATATACTTCTAGCTTCTTCGCTTGCGCCGTGAGCCTGCGCAGATAACTGATCCCCGCGTGCGCTATGTGGAGCTTGCCCTTCAAAATACCCTGCTGCTTTCGCCGCTGCTTCTGCGGCTGTTTTAGCGCCATTTACTGATTTAGCTAGTTCTGTAAGGTTACTTCTCGTCTCATCTGCATTATCTCGCCGTTCTTTTATGGCGCGTATCTGCATAACCGCTACGGATACGGAAGCTAGAACAGACAATAGCGCTACCACTAGCGTAGCGATCTTAAATAGCTCGTCCTCGTTCACCACCTGCCCCATGTCAGTATAAACTTCACTGCCGCTCCAATAGCCATGATACCGATAGCGACTTTACCTAAAGTTACGACGATACTACGCAGTCCTTTCGCTGTATTCCAAATAACAAACAACCCAGCTATCTCATCTATTTTCTTACTTATCTTCGCACGTTCCGCCCTATCTATTACGGACTTTTCTTCTATACTCGCCAGCACCGCAGCATGGTGTTGCAAGTCATCCGCAGCATGCTGCTGTATCGAGTCGCTTACATAGTCAAGCCTACGTAGGACGACCTGAAGCTCTGGCTCAATCATAGCGCTTTCCCTTCGTGTTGGCGGGGCATTCTCCGGACGACCGTAGGGCGCTTCCGGCTCCACGTCAAGCCCATAGGTGCCGCTTCTTGGGAGGCCCGCCATCGCTCACGGACACGCCCCCGCCAACGCCCATTGCGAGACTCCCGCCGCCATAGCGCGCGTACAGGCAGAGATACTGAATCGCATCAGCGACGTGGCTAAACTCATTTTTATCGGGGATATCTAACACCTTGCCTTGCGCGTTGCGCTGTTCTTTGTAAACATACCCAGCCCCCATCACTTCCCTAATATGCGTGAGATTCTTGCTTACAATAAACCCTTCATCCCGACCGAGGAACCAGTCTACCGCTTCCTTACGCTTGATAAAGCTATTCGTTATAGCAGGGTAGGTTTTAATGCCCTTACTGTTCATCACCCCAATACTAGTGAGCTTATTAATACTCTGCCGACCGCCGCCGCTCGGATCGCCGCAGGCTACAATCTGATATCCCTGATATCTGGTACGCAGTACAGGCAACACGTAGTGATCTAGGAAGTCCTCTAACGACTCATCCGTAGCAGGAATCTCATCTAAGAGCATCAATCCTTTGTGACTTAATTGGCCTATAACAGCCCCAGGCTGTAATCCAAAATCTATCCCCATCAGTGCTAGCGTACCGCGACGCGGCTGTAATATCTCTTTACTGACGTGCTTTAACTCCGAGAACTTCGCAAAGACCGGCGTACCTTTCCGGCTCATGCCGTACTCGCCTGCGAGATTCACGCGGATATGCTCATCCCCCAACGTCATCTGGTTGACGTAGTAATTAGGAGATAAGTGTTTAAGGTTCTCCGCATCCGGGTTAATCACCCACTTCTCTGTTATCTGATCCTTATAGACCGCAGGCGGTTGCTTATACTTCCTCCATGTGACGTTGATATCCTCACCCTGCGCGTTCTGCACGACAAGCCTTACGGTATCATCCGCCTCAAATTTCCTGTATAGCCAATGGGAATTTCTTGGTGGGTTTGAATCTACTAGCACCCCCGGTTCAGTTGCTCCGCCTTCATCTACTTTCGGATAGCGGTCGATACGCGACAAGAGTAACTCTACCACTTCCCACGGTATTTCACGTCCCTCATTCACGTAGGCGCCTGTTAGCTCAAGGCTTAAGAGCTTTGCTGCATCTTCCGGGGTGTCCAACGCCATGAACAGAACTTCTAGGTGCATCGCCGTACCATCACCGAGTTTCTGTTTAAACTTACACATGATCGGCATAGAGTAAACGATTGGAGCAATGCTGTCGGGCACCCATTCTTGGAATGTCTTAATCGTCGTGCTTTTCAGTTCGCCATACGTATTACGCACAACTGCCCAACGAGACTTTCTAACGCCCTTGTGCGGTTTCTGCCGCATCGCCCGCATCAGTATCTCCATAATGCAGGACGTGGATTTACTGCTACCCATCGGGCCTTCTAGATACTGTAACTGTAGCCCTCGGTCATTGTGCAGCTTTGCCGGTGTCGGCTCGGCTTCGTAGACGACTGTTTTGCGGGTAGAAGTATCCGCTTGTTGTTCGTTAAGCATCTTGCACTTCCACGGCGGTTACGCCGGATTCTACGCTCGCTGTCGCTCGCGCGGGTAGAGCAGAGCCAAGATTTAATGGATCAAGCCTTACAGGCGGTACTTCGTTAAACTCTGCATCAATGGCTAGTTGCTTCGGTGCTTGTGCATCAAGCATCACCTGTGATGTTGCCGGTACGGCAAAGACGTAATGCACTTGTGCTGGCCCGCCAGTGATCTCCAACTGATTCCCATAGGTCTTTTTATCTTTCTTGCTTGCCATGAAGCGGCCATGTTCGATCATGGCTTTCGCTTTGTCTAGCTGGAACTTATTTTCTGCTGACTTAAGTAGCCGTTCGCCGTTGGCGATGTAGCCTTCTGCGCTGGATATGCTTGCTTCTTCTATTTCACTCTCTAGCCCTTCGTTGGCTATCCAGTTCTTTAGCTGCGTTACCGACACGTTTAGCGTTTCCGCTACGTCGATTAACATGCTGCCCTTATAGATGAATTCCTTAATAGGTACGATACCGATATCCGACAGGAAGTCATAGGGCGAGCCAGCACCACGGAAGCGCAGGTTCCGGGCGCGTATTACTAGAGAGTCGTGAAAGCTGACAGGATCGACGGACATAGGATGTAGAAGTTTCTACTTATAAGATTACAGCAGTGTAGAACTTTTAGGTGAAGTCTGTCAAGAGCGTTAGCTTTGTTGCGTGAATTTTGTTGCGTAGTATTTGGGGGCGAGTATTTTAGCGGGGGAAATTTTTAGGGTGTTTAGTAACGTGTCTAGCGCACGAGAGGCGAGGTGTGTCGCGCGCGCGACGGAGGGGGTGCAGGGCTGCGTAGTCCGCATGGGGGGTAGGGCCGCAGTTCGCGCAGATAAGCGGGCAGTAGGCGCAGAAAACAGGTATTAACTAGGTTAGTTTGCATAGTTAATTATTGCGACGGGATTTAGTTAGCTTGTGGGGTTGCGAAGTAGTATAATGGATGCATCCGGTAGTAATGCGGGCCGGATAATAGGGTTAGGAAAAGAGTATTAACCCTAACTAAATCGCATTAAACTAAATCAAACTGCAACATAACCTGAGGATATACCATGAACGCTTCCAAGAAAATCAGCCGCCGTCGCATTAATGCCGCATTGAATCAACCTGCCGAGACAAACAAAGAGCGCATCGCAGTCGCATGCTTGCATAATGCTGTTAGCCAAGAAAGCTTGCTTAACTATGCGGCAATCATGGAAGGCTTCGGCAAGTTTGGCATACTGCCCGGCGCAATTATCCCGCGCGTGAACGTGTTTACCGCATACGCTTGGCTGGCGCTTGGTTACAAGGTCATGCCAGCGGAAAAGTATAATGGCGTGCAGGTTCAGACGTTGCGATTTTGGACGGACAAAGCAGACGGCCAGCGCAAAAGTTACATGAAAAAGACGTACGTCTACCATGTAATGCAAGTCGAAAAGATTGCGGCCTAGCAAACTGCGCCTGCCGTGCGGTTTCCCGCACGGCAGTATCGGAAATGTTAGTGCGTTAGATACCATTTTAACTAATCTGTTGCGTGTTTCCTAATGGTGGCTTGTTTCATGTTTCGGATTGGTGTATGCAGCAAGCATGCAGCGAAAATAAAATCGCTGGTAGCGTTGATCCAGTATGGCGTACAGCACGATTCTCCCATGCAGCAAGGGAAAGAAGAGAAACATATTGTATTGGATTATATTAGTAAAGGGGAGGGTTGACTTGTATCTTAGTATATGCTACCCTTATGAAATCCTCTCTATCCTTTTCCAAAATGAAACAGACTCCCAATTCTGCCCCACAGCCTGCGCCACCGCTGGATGCAGCGTGTTTCATAGGCTCTCTGTTTCACTCTAATGCAGCCTGTTTCAACTCGGTGCGTGCAGCACGTTTCAAGCCGGTGCGATGCAGCATGTTTCGGCCCGGTGTCTTGTTTCATGTTTCAAACTAGTGCCTCGTTGCATGTTTCAATCAGGTGCGCGTTTCATGTTTCAACCTAGTGCGACTCAACCCCGTTAATAACCAACCGCAACACAACCGGCAAAGGAGTATCACAATGGCAGGTATAAAGTTACACCGTTTAGAGGTAGAGGCCCGCGAGCATGACAAACTCGCTCGCAAGTTTAATGGAGAAGCCGAACGCATGGAAAGCAAAGCAGGCGCAGCAAAGCGCCGCGCAGTAGCAGCCGCAGAGGAATACAAGCAAACCACGGCGCTAGTCGAGGAACTGCGAGGCAAAGCAGCGGCGCATGTGACACAAGCAAAGACGATGCGGAAGTTTGCGACAGCGCAGGTAACAGGGTATTTCAAGACCACGGAGCCGACTACGATTAGTAGAACCGGCGAACCGGAGGAACATGAAGCGACGGACGACGAACTGAATGATATAATTAAATCCTAACAGGAGGATGCAACATGAACACTCAGCTAGTAAGACCGCTGACCTTAGATGAAGCCTGCAAGCTGTCACCCATAACACTAGGCGGGCCATACTGGAAGCCGCCAACAGCGAAAGCAATCCGCGCGATAAAGGTGAAGGCTCTAGCTTCAACGATGGCGCAGACAGCAGTACCTTTCCCGCATACCCTCGGGGTAGAGCTAACATGGGTGCCGCCGTTCCCGTTGGATGCGTATGGTTATGCAAGGTCTACCGGCGAGTATTACAGTAGCGAATACCGCGAACAGATGCTCGAAGCGCTACGCGCTGGAACAGTCAGAACATGGAGCCGGGATACAGACTGCGGATGCGTGGAAATTGCAACAAACCCGTGCAGTGATTACACAGAGTTTAGCAGCGTCGCTTATTACTACGATCGCATCATGCGCTGCGTAGGGTTTAGTAATACCGCACCGGAGTTTTGTGTGGGCGGCGGAGCGCATATCCACGTAGGCTCGGAGAAGTTAGGCCACACGTTTACCGAGTACGCTGCATGGGATATGTACCATAGGCCTTACATTACTCGGGCGTTTAGTTACTATGCCGACGATGAGAACTGCGCGCCGCTCGAAAAACCGCAGAACCGGGCCGCGCGTTTCGGTGACATAGACGTGTCGGGTAAGAGTAACGTGTTAAGGCGCACCCACTACGGTCACTCTGGTACACTTGAGTTTCGTTGTTTCCAAGCACCGAACAATGTGCGGGAGCATGAGCTTTACATTGCGTTTGTGGTGGCGTATGTTAGCTACGTTGAAGGTAAAATGAAAGCGCAGGACAAGACGGCGCCTAAGTACGTTAAGCGCGATAACCCTGCGGATCAGTGGCAGTACGATCAGCGAAGGTTCGTAGAACTAATAACGGAGCTTGGCTTGCCAGTAAAGCGTTACCGCAAGTACCTGCGGAACATTGAACATCGGGCGTGGTTTGCTTCGCAACTTAAGAACTTTAGTTACTAGCGCAGGCTTGACGCGGGCAACCGCGAGGAACTATCATCGCCACGCAGCAGCAGCAACCTAGCGCAATTCCGCGCTAGTAATCGGGAGCACTACCATGACGCGCAAAGACTATAAAGCGATTGCGGCGATACTGCGCAACGTATACGAGATTCATGGGGCAGATAATCACTTGCGAGTGCATCAGGCCCTCAAGACGGTGGCAGAGCAATATACAACGTACGCGAAACAGGATAATCCACGCTTCGCCCGCGAAACATTCATGGAAGCATGCGGCATTAACTAACAGGCCGAAACGCTGCGCAGTGAATCGCGCAGCTTCCTAGAGTATCGCTCTAGCTGACGAGGCCAGTAGCCTACAAAGGAAGATAACATGAATAAGCAACGTAGAAAAGACCTGCAAGTGCAGTATGATGCACTGAACGGAATGGCCGCGCGCATTAATGCTTGTATGCGAGAATCGCGGGAGATAGCGGATCAATTGGAAACGATCAGGGATGCAGTAAACGAAGTGCACGACGAGGAACAGGAAGCGTATGATAATCTGCCCGAGTCGCAACAGGATGGCGACAAAGGTAGCGCGATGAATGACGCAATCGAAGCGATGGACAGGGCAGTTAGTTACATGGAGGAAGTGGCTGGTACGTTCGCAGACACGGCGAACTTAGGGGACGACGATGCGCTAGCGGAAGCGTTATCCGCCATTGACGACGCGCAAGGAGTAGCAGAATGAACACTGCATTCTGGAATCAGCCTAGCTGGAAACTGTCGCCACAAGATGTAAAGTATCGTAGGCGGAAAGAAAAAGCAGTACAACGCGAGCGCCAGAATAGGGAAGCGCTTGACAACGAAAGGATCAGCGCGCATGATCGGGCGGTTCGAGTGGCACGCTTCGCAGATGAGCTTTAACAGTAGCATTCACGCGCTCTAAGCGCACCAGTCTTTAAGACCCTCAAAGGAAGAACGTACCATGCCTACCTATAACTTCAGTTTTTCAAGTGACCTCGCGTGCAGAATAGCGAACTGCATTACCAGCGACATTGAACTGCTAGCTAAGACCGTCTGCGGTGTCACCGTAAACTGGCAGACACGGTTTGAAACCCCACGCAAAGCACACTTTGCTGAATGGCTACTGCGAGAATATCCGCAGCACCGCGACGCACTAGAGCAAGCCGTTCCGGCGATGGAGCAACGCGCGGCAGCTTACAAGGCACGACCGAACAAGCAAGGCAAGCCGATGACGGAGTTTATTAACAGCAGCGACGCCAATCCCGGATACAACAAGCCGGGAGTGCGCAAGAACGTACCGATACCGGGGGAAAGCTACAGGGTAGAACCTGAGCCGTCGCATGACGAGCAAGAAGCGTACAATGCAGAACAGGACAGCAAGCCGGTAGCGAAAGCCGAACCGGCGAACGTGAAGCCCAAGCACGCTGCTAGTAACGATGCGCTCGCGCAGGTATTACGCGAGGCGTTAGGCGTCGGAAGCATGGACAGCGAAGCGGTGCGTGAGCTAGTCCGCGAGGAACTGCGGGGTATTAACTTACCGCAGCAGATCGTGGTAAGCAGCGACAACGGGGAACGCGAGCCGGTCAACGTAGGCGTGCAGCATAATCAATTCCCGGAGTTGCTTAAGTTAGCTAGCACGAAGGGCAGCGATGGTTACAGCTATCCGATCCTGCTACCGGGGCCAGCCGGTTCCGGCAAGACACGCGCAGCAATGGCCGTGGCGCAGGCTCTAGGCGTCCCGTATTACCACGTCGGCGCGGTGGACACGGAATACAAGGTGCTAGGCTATCGCGGGGCTACAGGCGCGCGGGTGGAGACTGAGTGCAGTCGCAGTTATGGCGTACCATCGGTGCTGCTGATGGATGAACTGGATGCAGGTAGTCCGCAAGCGCTAGTCGCTCTGTGCATGATGCTTGAGAACGGACAGTGTGACTTCGCAGGTGAGCGGATCACGCGGCATACAGATAACATCATCATCGCTACCGCGAACACATGGGGCAACGGGGCAACGCATGATTACGTTGGCCGGAACAAGCTGGACAAGGCAACAACGGACAGGTTTGTTATGATGGACTGGGCGTATGATGAAAGCTTCGAGCGTGCGCTGGCAGGCAACGACCTATGGACGAACAAGGTACAGCGTATCCGCAAGGCTATCGTGACAAGCGGCGACGTGAAGCATGTAGTAAGCCCGCGTGCTAGCATACGTGGTGCAGCCCTGCTAAGGGCTGGTTTCTCCGAGGCGCAATGTCTGAACATGCTGGTATGGAAAGGGTTGACTGAGGAACAGATCGCACGCATTCGCCAACACGCCAACGTTTAACTAACGCACTGACAAAGGAAGTGACATGAACAAGCCAACAGTTGACAAAGGCGTTAATCGTTTCATCACCATCACCGAGAGTATGCCGGACTTTCTCAAGGTCGCGGCGCAGGGGGTTGATAAGAATAGTATCGGTTCGCATCTGAGTTGGGCAGGCGGGCGGGACTTAGCGGAGTCCATTAAATATATCCGCGATGGTGCCACAGTGAACGAGCGAGGCTACCGCACGACCCGCGAGTTAATCGACAAGATCGACAGCGGCCTGCATGATCGGCATGTAGTGCAGTGGATGCCGAGCGTAGTAGGGGCATATCCTATCGTGCCTGAGTATCTAGCAGGCGAGCCGGGGCATATGCGGATGCGGCAGTTGGTTGAGAGTGAAGCGGCACCCGTGCGCGTGGTGGTAGAGGTGATGGTATCGGCTGGCGTGGGCGAGGATGCGATCATCCGTCGTGGTGCGGCAATAGCAGCGTTAGTGATGCGGATGAGTGAGGAACGTCCGGTCGAGTTGTGGGCGTCGTATCATACCGTGTCGCACGCTATCCCTGAGTTTGTTTGCACTGGGCGCGTGCAGTTAGACTCGCATCCGATCAGTCTCGCGCAGTGTGTAGCCGTGCTGACTTCAACAAGCTTCGCACGTACAGTGTGCTTTAACCACGTAAGTACGGTAACAGGCGAAAGCTTAATCGGCGGCGGGTGGGAGGGTACAGTCGGAAGCGAGAAGCGTGGTAAGCTGCTGCGCCGTCTGTTGCAGTTAGAACCGCAGGACGTATTCATGCAAGGCGGTTATCTGGATGATGCCGAGTTGTTCGAGCGTGACCCGGTAGCATGGGTGAACGCGCAGTTAGAAAAGCAGCGGGTGCTGGACAGGAGCGAGTAAGAAGTAAGCGAGCCGCGCGCTACGCGGCAGTAGGATAATAAAGGAACTATCATCATGGGCGACCGTGCACTAATCCAATTAACCGATTCGCAAGGCGAACTGAGTCCAGTGCTGTACTTACACTGGGGAGGTAAAGGTACACCAGCACTGTTAGATTCATTCTTTGACCGCTTCCTGATTAAGAGAGGCGCGGATGTATCGTACGGCTTCGCAAGGCTAGTTAGTTACGCTTGTGAGAGTAACATGGGTGAGGTATTAGGAGTAGGCGTATGGAACTGCGATGCACTGCTAACTGCGGACGATTCGCATGGCGATGCAGGCATTTTCGTGGTAGACTTGGACAAGCATACAGTGCGATACGGCGGCGGTTACGCGCCAAAGATTGCGGCTAATACGCCGTGGACGTGGGAACAGATGCAGACACCGGGAGAATAACATGCGCGCCATTCTTATAGACCCGCAAAACGAAGCAGTAACAGAGGTCGAGTACGACGGAGACTATAAAAGCATCTGCAAACTAATAGACGCGGAGCTATTCGATTGCGTGAGACTCGGAGACGGAGCCGAGAATACAATCTACGTTGACGACGAGGGGTTGCTTAACGGCAAACGGAACACAGTCGGCATGTTCCGAGTCGAAGGCGGTAACCCCGCGTATCTCGCAGGCAAGGGCTTGATACTGGCAACGGACAGCGAGGGCGAGAGTATCGGCACGGAGTTAACACTAGAGGAAGTACGAGGATGGGTAGCGTTTGGTTGCATGGCACTGGGCAACGAGCGCAGCGTTCGGTTCATTAGCGAAACAAGAACTTGGAGAGTGGAATGATCGCCGCCATGCCGCATATCCGCAAGAGCATTCCCCTGCCGCTACACCGCAGGAAGCCATTTAAGCCGAGTAAGACACAACAACACGCGCTGGATGCCTACAGGGAAGCGTACAAAGCCGTCTACGGCATCCTGCCGGGGGTAAGCTTCGACGGGGTATGGTGTACCTTGCGAGGCCAGCCGCAACGTGTCAGGCTGCGCAGGCTGCGGGAGTTGACCACGCAATTACGGAACAGGGCCAGCCTGTAGGAGCTATCATGGACATTACCGCAGACGAGAGCCGCGTAGCGACGCGGCTCAGGGAGGTTTGGTCGGAAGCCTGTATGCGCTACGTCATTGACGATAACGAGTTCGCTACGTTTAATATCGTGCTGCTAGAGAATGCGACCATCAATCGCATTACAAAGAAGCACAACGCCGCGCTAGCACAGCTTCATGGGGCGGATATTAACGTAATCGTGAACAGGCTTGCCATCGCGCAGAACGTAGAGGATTTCTTAGCGGAGACAGTACCCCATGAAATAGCGCATCTGGTATGCTTCGTGCGCCCGCACTTGGGCAGCGGGCATAACGAAGGCTGGGTTAGGGTATGCCGTGCGCTGGGCGGTCGAGCGGACGTGAAGTTTAAAAACGAGTACGATCTGCGGCAACGCAAGCGCGTGCGGTACGTCTATGCTACTCCCGGCGCAGGGAGGTTTGAGGTAAGTGATGTACGCCATGCACGGATACAGGAGGGGACGACGTACTTAACACGCGCGAACGAGCGGGTAAAGCCGGAACACTGGACAGGAGACATAACGTGAGCTACCAATACAGGAAAATAGAATGCGACAAGAAGCTAGCGCAGATACGAAAGAACGAAAGAACAAGACGACAACACGCTTCCGCTATAAAAAGTAATTCTTTAATTAAGGATTACGAAGCGGCTTGTAAGGCACTTGGCCGAGATACCGGGCGCATTTGGTACTTGCGGGGCTGGTATTACATTGACCGTCGCAGGCCGGTACAGGCGACCAAGCTACAGGAGCTAACGAAAACGCTGTGGGCCGTTGCCCACGAAAAAGAATTGGACGCGCCTGTTGACAACGAGTAAAACCTATGAAACACTAGCCATACGTCGGGGAGTCCTGACTTACCGGGCAATCCAGCCCACTACAAAGGAGTAACTTATGAGCGAGTTCACCATTGTTGTCCGTAAAAACGTAGCGATCCCGAAGCGTGATATGCACTTCGCACCGCGTAGCCCGAAGTACAATTTCGCATCGCTGGTGCAGGGCGATAGCTTCGTGCTGACGGTCGAGGGCAAGAACGGCCAGAAGAAACAAGACGGTACGCCGTTGACCGTTGCCGAAGATGCAGCGCGCAAGGCTCGCCAGAAGCAATCCGCTATCGCCATGACGGCGAAGCGCCAGAAGATCAAGGTCGTGACCCGGTTCTACCCGTTGGGTGAGCCGACCAACGCAGACGGCAGCGGCAGCGGCAAGCCGGAACTGGTTGTGTGGCACGCTGGCGCACGTACCGCAGCGGATGACGCCGAAGCACCGGCTGAGGTTGACCCGGACGGTATCGAGATTGATGCGTAAAAGAGCAGTACGTAGTACCCGAGCGGCGCAGTTAATTACTGCGCCGCTTTCATTTATAGGCTTACAAAGACAGCACGAAAACCGCTTGCGCTTTGGGCTGTAGCATGTTCTACTGAGGCCAAGCCGGGGACTTGACAGGGCCGATGCGGGCGCTACGGTAGGACTGGCTAGGCGGCGCTGGGCAACGTGAACACGCTTGCGCTTGACTCCCCTGTAGAGCGGCGACTCCCCGGCCTGTAGCGCGATCCCGCGCCGTCCTAGCACTGATTAGCGGAGAGCGGTCTTTGCTTTCCTAGCACTG